GCGCCGTCCGGGGCCGCGCAGACCCCCGGGGAGGGGGTTGCTGGGGGGGTGTTTCCGCAGGTCAGAGGCTTGCGGGCATGTGGGCGTTTGCGCAGGTCAGGGCACGTTTCGCGCCTCCAGCTAACTTTCGACCGGTTTTCGATCAGGTGTTCGATCCGCGGGCCTCGGCGCGGGACTTCGGCGCGTGGCATGCCTTGCATAGGGTGCGCATGTTGTCGAGTGTGTCTGTGCCGCCGCGTGATCGGGGTTGGATGTGGTCGGCGTGGAGTTGTCCACTGCCGGGAGTCGCGGTGTGTCCGCAGCTTTGGCAGGTCCAATTGTCGCGCCGGAAGGTGGCTTGCTGCAAGCGGTGTGGGACTTTGCGTCCTTGGTGGTTGCCCCAGCGGTGTGTGGTGTGTTGGGGACATGTGCCGGTTGTGGTGAGTGTGGTGCAGCCTGCGTGTCGGCAGACCTTAGGCGCGCGTGGCATCAGATCGGTTGGGTGTCGGTGGTCCAGGTGTCTCGTCCGCCGTGTTGCCATGCGACGCGGCCTGGTGGTCGTGGTTGGTTGTCGTTTCTGGTGGCGATGACTGGCGTCTCGTCTGCGTGGTCGATGAGGCTGGGCCATGTGTAGGCGATGGTGTGGCTTTGGTGGCGTGCCCATGCGCTGATTGCTTCGTCGATGGGTTTGCCGTTGGGCAGGTTGTTGAGCATGTTCGGCACGAGGGCGGCGTGTATGGCGATTCCGACTGCGTGGAGTAGTCGTCGGCAGGTGAGCCAGTGTGCTGTGGTGTCAGCGGCTTTGGCGATGCGTTGTTGGTATTCGCGGGGCCGTTCTCGCCCGAGGTAGAGGCTGACCACTGGGCTGGGCGCCACTGCTAGCGCTGCGTCGAGCTGGTCGCGGAAGTTGTTGCACGGTATCGCGTCGTCTTCGAGCACCACGAGCCAGTCTGTGTTGTGGCGGGTGAGGTGTTGCCACACTTTGCGGTGGTTGGTTTCGCATCCGAGTGCGCCGTTGTCGATGTTCATGTATGCGGCGCCCACGGTTTCCATGAGTTGGTGGGCTTGTTCGGCGCGTTTGGTGTGGGCGACGATGCCGATGGTGTGGGTCATCGTGGCCTTATGCGTGTGGTTTTCACGGCGACGGTGATGTGTGGTGTGAGTCGTGGTGTGATGCTGCCGTAGTCGTATTCGGGGTCGATGGCGATGGAGCATCTGACCCAGCCTCCGGCTTGGATTTTCTCGACGGTGCCTTCGTGTTCGAGTCCGTCGAAGTCGACCCATATGTCGTCGCCGGGTTTCATGCTCCGCTCCATTGTCATTTGTGCCGCCACCATGACCAGGTGTTGCGTTCGTTGGCCTTGAAGACCGTCGCCACCTGAGGTCCGTGGATGAGTTGGTCGGCGTGTTTGGTGTAGGCAACATAGTTGAGTGTCGCCATGTCGCCGATGATTGTTCCCGGGGCGTCGTCTTTGTGCCAGACGCGCCGAAGTTGGTCTTCGTGGTCGGCGGCCATGTCGTGTGCGAATGCCATGACGGTTTCCCGGTCACCTCCCACGATCCCCGCGTTCAATAGGGTGCGGTCGGCGTGGGTGTCGATGAACTTTTGCAGGTGGGTGGCTTTGTGGTTGTCGCGCATCCAGTCGATGCCCACGACGGCGGGTTCGTGCCCGATGTACAGCTTCCCGGGGGTCATGTGTTCCCACGGAGGGGTGAGCATTTCGACGTCGGTGCCGTCGACGCACCACACCCATTTGACGTCGGGGTTGGCGCGTAACCATTGGTAGTACAGGTACCAGCGCGCGAAGTATGGGTTATCGACTGGGCTGGTGACTCGCTCGAATGACGCCCGCGGGTGGGTGAGTGGGTTGTCGCACAGCACGACGGTTTCGGCGTCGGTGATTGAGTTGATCAGCGTTTCGAGCAGTTTAACGTCGGGCCGCATGCGTGTGTTGCGTTGCGGGTCAGGTTTGTTCGACAGCAGGCAGGTCAGCACCACACGCCGGTCAGGTTCCACGATGGGGATGTGGCGGCTGCTGGTGTAGTGGTGCTGCCAGTACAACTCGGCATTGCGGGTGGCGGCGGCTTTACGTTCTTCGGTGGGGACGGAACGTTTCACCTCTAGGTGCTCGTCCATAGAGTGAATGAGCTTGTGGGAGCCGCACACGTCGCCGTACCGGAATGTGGTAAGGCCGGCGTTGTAGATGCGGTCGGACCAGGAGGGGTGTTCCCATCCCCAGCCGCCGAACTCTGGGTCGAGGCCACCGACTGTTTCGATGACGCTGCGGTGTACGTAGATCATGCAGCCGCGGGCACCGGTTAACGCGAAGTGGTGTCCGTCGTCGTAGACCTTCGTGACGTCGTTGAGTTTCCGCCCGCCGGCCAGGTCGACGAACTGGTACATCAGGTGTGGCTCGGGCGAGTCGATGTAGGGCTGAAACCAGTTGTCGGCGATCGGGTAGCAGTCGTCGTCGAACAGGAAGATGTGTTCGCAGCCGTTGAGTAGTTCGAGGCATTTGTTTTTAGCGCGGGCAATGCCAGCGCGTTGAGGGAACCGATAGGTGGCTGCCGGGTATGGCTGGTCGCTGGCGTCGTCGACGATGACGAGTTTGGCGTTGGGGGTGTGGCGGCGAATGTGTTCGATGGTCCGGTCGGCGATGGTGTGCCGGTTGCGGGTGGTGACTCCGATTCCGATGGTGGTGGCGCCGCTGGTGGTTTCGGGTACGTATCGAGTTCCGTTGACCACCACGTCCATTTTTTCGGAGTTCCGTCCTATGTTGGTTATTCGTACCAGGTGCCGCAGGTGTCGCAGTCGGCGTCTCCGCAGTAGCAGATGGTGCGGTCTGTGGTGCGTCCGGTTTTTTGTTCGCGGTGCCGGTTGCGGTGGGGTTGGGCCGCGTTGGATCGGCGGAGTTCGAGTCGGGCGCGTGCTGCGTCATCCATTGGTGTAGTCCACTATCCAGCCGTTTTTCCGTGTGGTGACACAGATTGTGGTTTCTTCAGGTCTCTTCCCGGCCATCGCGAGGGTGGCGGCTTTGGCGAGCGCCGCTTGCACTAGAAGCATCCACGGTTCGTTGGGGCCTGCTTTTTGGACTGCTGGAATGTCGGGAGGTGTGGTGATCCACTCGCCAGGGTCGGAGTGCATCAGCACTTTCCCGTCAACTTCAATGTGGATCACTGTTCAGCTGCTTTCTGCAACGCTTTCGCGGGGACAACAACATCGTTGCTTGCCTTGTCGATGGTGATCGACAGGACAGGCTGGCCCGTGGGTGTGGTGCGAATGTTGATGACGCGGTGCCCGGTTGGTGCGTCGGCTGCTTGCTGGCGTAGTTGTTCGTGCTCTTCGCGTGTGAGGATCACATAGTTTTGGGTGATCGCCGCGGCGAGCGCTTCCGCGACCAGTTTCGGGGTGTCGAGGTGCGGTAAACCTGCTTCTTCAGCGAACTGGCCGGCGAGTTCCGGGGGGACACTGACAGTTCGTAGTCCCGGCAGGAGGATCGGGAACGGTTTGGTGTTTTCGTCGCCGGGGTGAACCAGGTTGTTCAGCGTCTCGGTGAGAAATTCTGTGAGGTTCATCCTCGTATGCACCACCAGATGCGTGTGAGTAGGGACGGTGGCCGGTACAGGTCGAGGTGTTCCCACGGTTCCGGTGTGATGTTGCCTGCGTACAACCGGGTTTCGTCTTTAGGTGGGTCCAACCGTCGCGAGGTGGCGATGAGGCGGCGTGCTGCGCGTCGCATGATGCGGGCCGCGCGGGCGTTTCATTCCTGCCTGCCACCGATCGTGCCGGCGCCGTCCTGCAAGTTGATACGCCACGACTCCGGGTCGATATCGTTCGGGAGTCGGCAAGCCTTGCTGCACGCCGAGAAACGGACCTTGCCGCAAGGGGCGGGACACACCCGCAAGTGTTTGGTTGGCACGGGCAACTACTCCTGGCGTGTGGGGCGGGGTAACCGGTCAAGCAGCTGGTTGAGTATGCGTTCAGCGGCGGCGATGATGTCCGGGTTGCCTGCCTGCCGTGCGAGTTTCAGGTTGAGGTGCGCGCCTTGGATGCGTTCGGTGAGCGTGCGGGGTGCGGGGAAGGTGCTCACCGGTGTCGTCGGGCCTTTGCGCGGGTGGCGTGTTCAGCTTTGGCGACGTCAAGGACGCGGTAAACGTTGTGCCCGAGTCGGTTCTTCCCGGACGGTGCGAGGGTGCCACGATTGACCCACACATAGATGGTGCTGGTGGTGACACCGCATAGTGAGGCTGCTTCGGCTGCGGTGACGAGTGTGTCGATACCGTCAGGGGTGAGGACTGCGGTTCCTGCCATCTAAGCTCGGGTCCCTTCCCGGATGTGAGCATGAAAAATGCCCACAAACCCGAAAGCCAGTCCGGGTGCGGGCATAGTTCTTCTACTGGCAGTCATCTTACATGAAAGATCAACCGGCTTGTTGTTCCGACTCGATAAGCGTGTCGAGACATACACGGATCAACCATTTGTAGTTTTTGCCGTCGGGGTCGTCGCGGACGATGTAGGTGCAGTCGGGGTTGCCGCACGCGATGTAGTCGTTGCCGCCCATTCCGATGGTGCGTTCCATGGAGAGCAGTCCGCAGGACGGGCAGGGCACGGGGAGAGTGTATTTGGGTGTTTTGGTGTATCCGAGTGTTCGGATGATTCGGTGGTGTAGGTCGGGGAGTTCTTTGAGGTCGTCGTAGGTGACGAGTTGGGTGAGTTGTTCGCAGCGTGGTTCGAGGTATTTCCAGGCTGCGATGATTCGCGTTTGTTCGTTTCCTTTGGGTGGCGGGGTTTCGTTGCGTTGTTCGGCGAGGTAGTCGTGCCATGAGGTCATGACGTCGGCGATGAGTGCGGTGGTGTCGCTGGCCCATTCTGCGGGGTGTCCGTAGGTGTGGGTTTTGGTGCGGCGGGGGGTTTGTCGGTGTGGTGGTGTGGGGAGTTGGATGTGGAGTTGGAGCCAGTCGATGGTGAGTCTGTAGAGGGTGTGGCGGAGTTTGTTGGGGTCCATGTGTTTGGGTTTGGTGGGTGTTTCCACATGGGTATCGGTGTCGATCGGCTGGGTCATTCGTCGTCAAACGCCTTCCTAAACATCGCTTCCTGTTCCTGAAGTTCCTTCTCGCGGTGTTCAAGTAGTTCCGCTGCGGCAACTCCGACCTCTGCTGGGACGTCGGCGAGGTGGGTGTAGATGTCTGCGCTCATTTGCAGGACAGCGCGGTACTCGTCGGGGTCCTCGATGCGGCCGCGACTGTATTGAGCTTTCAAGGTTTCGTTTACCTGATTGAGGTTGTCCCACGCGGCGATCCACGCAGCCACACGAGCATCAGTCATCGTTCCTCCGTAGGTCCCGTGGGCCAGATATGCCCGGTGTCATCAGTGTGCTGTTGAACTCCCGCTTCCAGTTGCACGTCATCGCGAGTGTTCATGGCCCAACCGCAATCGCACTCGGCGTAGAACTGGCTGCCCACCTGCACTTCGATGTACATAACTGGCGGGGCTTCTTTGGCCCCGGTCGTGCAGATACTGTTCCAGCGGTCCCATCCCGCACCGCAATGACATTCCGGGCCACTTAGCCGCTCGTGGCTGCCGGGGATCATGAAGTGGTCTTTCACCTGTTCCCCTCCTGGTTAGGTTCAGACTGCACAACCGACCCGACATCGCTGGGCAATTCGGTGTTGACCTCTACCCACCACAGTCCAGGCTGCCCAGGTACAGCCTCGCGGCGGACGAGAATGCCGCCGCTATGCGACTGGAACTCAAGCGCATCCTCTAGGCTGTCGTGCTCCTGGATCCACTCTCCCCCCGTTGGGATGCGGTTGCTTCAGTGCGTAGACGCTCATTTGTGGTGTCCTTTGCAGTCGGTGGAATGCTCTGTGCGGGGCTGGAAACACGCCGGACAAACAGGGCTCTCGTGGATGAATCGAGCCTGGGAAGCAAGAATCACAGACAAAGTCACGCGATCACCTCACCGCGACCCATGAAGAACAACCGCGGATGCTCCCGGTAGAGATCGCTGTCATCACAGCAGTCCTCATACAGGCTGTAGCCGAGGAAATCGCCGACGTGCATATCCAGATGCGGGGTGATCCAGTCCACGAAGGTTGCGATCTCGTCGCCGTAGTTTTTCAGCGATGAAGCGATGACCAGCTGGTGTTTGTAGGAGATGCCGCCGAATGGGTTTTTGCGTCTGAAGATTGGGGCACGGGACTCCTGGTAGACGGCGCCGCCGCCGATGAACACTGATGACCATCGGGGCGTGGAGAAGAACGGGTGGTCGTTGAATGGATGCTCGAATCCGGCGTCTCCATTGATGTTGTCGTAGAGCCAGTCCACGATCGAAGCGGGTTCGGTGGCTGGCCTATCGGTGATGTTGGCGCGGAAGTAGAACTCGGTGTACATACCCATCAGGGTTGGTCCTTTGTGTTGAGTAGTTGGGGCTCTCGGACGCATCCCACAAGGAACCCGACGAGCGGGGCGGCGAACACAGTTCCCACCACCCACGGGTCCACGCCGCTGTCGATCATGGGGCGTAAGACGAACTGCCCGTACTGGATCATCAAGATCGGGAATAGTGTCCGAGTCATTGGTTCTGCACCGCCTGCGCGCCTGCCCTGATTCCGTTCAGATACGTCCATGCCGAGTCGTAGGAGTGCGCGACAGAGACTGACGAGGTCATGCCATAGCGCAGACGAACCGAGTACCAGCCCGTCTGCTGGACCCCGCCGATCGAGTAGTTCGCTTCATGCACCGTCACGGAAAGTCCTGTCTCATCCCGGATAAGGGCAGCATTCCATCGCAGCTTCACCAGATCCGGCCAAGCCGGATCGAGTTCCGGTTCAGGGGTCCATCCATGTTCTGTTCGGATCATGCGAGTGTTTTCGACTTCTTCGAGGCTCATTGCTGGTCCTTTTCGGCTAGTAGTTGGGCGATAGCGATCAGAGCGTGAGTGGTCGCGGACTCGTATGCGGCTTGGCGGGGCTTCTTCCCGTGCGAACTCGATGTGCTCGGCGGGGGTTTCAGGTGTTTTCGGCATCAGAACGGCGGAAACCATGCCTCAACGAGGACGTCGAACGCGGCGTCAGCCATCCGCAGCCACGCGTCCTTCTCCTGCTCCGTGAGGGTGTTCCAGGGGAACATGCGGCCGGAGCTGGTGGTTTCGCAGATGGCTTGCGCGGCCCGCTCAACCAGATCTGCACGCTCAGGGGTAGTCATGGTTTTCCTTTCGTGAGCCATTCCGCCCACCCCTGATCCACCACAGGCCGCGGTGGTGTGGTGTCCGGGATGATGTGAATATCCGTATGCCCCGTGTTGATCGAGTGACGGTCTGCTTTCCATTCAGCGCAATCCGTGCAGCTCTGGTCCCACACGCGGTTGCACTCCCGGCAATGAACCTGAATCACCGCGGAACCTCCCGCCAATCCCGGCACACGAACGTCCACAGTGACTCCCCGTAAGGCGCCGGTCGGCCCGCATGGGAGATGGTTTTCGCCAGCACGTGTTGCTCACCGATCGCGGTGATCTCGATGATCGTTTCGCCGCGTCCTTCGTCGCCGGCAAGTCGGGTTCCGACTGTCCAGCCGTTGCGGCGTGCGGTATCTGCGTCGCTCATGCCTCGCTCCATCCCGACACCCAGCGGGATTCAATACCGGTCAATCTGCCTGAACCGGGATCATCGACACCGGGAGGGAAAACCACGTAGGAGCGCATCGCAATCTCAGCGTTCACACGTGTTCCGTGGATGGTCCCGCCACCGGACTCGTGTCGTGCGATGTACTCAGGCCTGAGTCCTCCGAGGGCTTTATCAACCTCAGAAGCCACATGCGCGGTGTGTACGCCGTCGCCTTCCTCCGACCACCCGCAGATGCAGTACTCGACACGGTGCTCGCCGAGGAACCCCCTGTCTGCACCGTTGTACGTGTGCGCATCGATCACCTCGATCATGAGGTTTTGGGCTTCGCTGTCGTGCGTAGTGTCTAGTCCCATCTCAATCCTCCCGATACCAGGGCTTGATTTCGCCGACCCGCAGCCGTGGACCGTAGGGGTGGCTAAATCCCCACAGGCCGCCCGCTAGATTGGGGTTGCGCTGGTCGATCCGGCGCCACAACGACATGGGCGCGAACGTCAGCGCGAAGCTGAACAATTCGATTGTCAGGATGACCCAAAACACGATCCACCACGGGGTGCTCATTCTCGCCACCTCCATTTGCCGTCCTCGCCCCAGTTCCTGTATCGCGTCCTCTGCTCGTTCATCGGGACCCCACTTTCGACAGGATCACCAGCGCGTCTGCCAGGCCACTGGCCCGCCCCCCGCTGACTAGGCAGTCCTCTTTGTCGCCGCGGGCCGTGGCCGCTTCGCAGAATCGGAGCCACGCCACGCGCTCGGCGTTGATCCGGTCTATTGCATCGCTCAAGGTCATCGGGTCTCTCCTCGCAACGCGACAGCGGCAGCGGCCACCACCAAACGCAACTCTTCAACCTCAGCGACCAACTCAGGAACGAGAGTGCGCGCCTGGGCGATGAACTCGCCGTCACGGTCGGGCAGTCCGTAGGTCATGGACTCGCCAGCGCCGTCGAAGAGGATCGACTCTGCGTAGTCGCCGTTCTGGTTCTGTCCGCCCCAGTGCTGGAACGTCCACGGCCCTTCGGTCACGCCTTCCAGCGTGGCTTTGGCGCGCTCAACAACATCACTCATGAGGTATCTCCGTCCAGTGGGTAACGAATCGGGTTGCGGTCTCTGGCCGAGGGCTTTATCAACCTCAGAGGCCACATGCGCGGTGTGTACGCCGTCGCCTTCCTCCGACCACCCGCAGATGCAGTACTCGACACGGTGCTCGCCGAGGAACCCCCTGTCTGCACCGTTGTAGGCGTGCGCATCGATCACCTCGATCATGAGGTTCTGGGCTTCGCTGCTCACGCTTCCTCCCCTGTAGCCCGGATGACGAACAGCCACCGGTGGGCTTGCCGCACCCAGTCGGACCTAGCCTCTTCGGATAACCGATCCCAGCGGGAACCGTCGCAGCCCGACCAGACCCACGCGTTGTAATAGGCGCGGGCAAGCTCTGACTTCAGGCATTCCCCCGTCAACTTCCCGCCCACCATCGACTCTCCGCAGAACGGGTGCGCGGGATCGTCAGGGCCGTGATTGTGAACAGCCATCATTCCTCCATCAAATCTGCGTGGCCGTCGATGAAATCCCGGATATCACAGGCCACCTCGTAGCCTGGATCGCGTTCCGGAACGCTGTTGCAGAACTCGCGGATACGGGCAAGCTTCTCTTGGTTGTTCATTCGTCGCCTTTCGGTTCTCGGTTTCTGTCAGTGAGCCGCCCGAAGTGGATGACCCGACCGGGCAGCGGCTTCCCCGGCAAAATCGTGTTAGAACAAGGCTGGCCTTTGGGGGCTTTGCAGATGTCACACGACCTGCACGACACCGCCTCCAGGACACGCGGATCATCCGGGCTCGAAACAAACATGGTCATGTCAGGTACTCCATGCGCCACGTCGGATGTACACGAGTGCGCCAGTCCCATGGATCACCATCCAGGTGAAGCATCAGGTACGGGCCGTCCACACTCACGATGCGTCCGGGTCGTCCATCGAAGATGACTCGCATTCCACGCTTCGCCGGGACACCGTAGTTTGACCGGATCCAGTCGAATCCGCCTTTTCGCTGCGCCATCACTTGTCTCCTGGTGTTGATTGCGGGGGCTGTACGCCACGCTGGGCGACTTTCGGGGCGGGGCTGGTGTCAGTGCCCCGGGAACCCGCAGAACGGCTGTCAGCGATCCTGCGCGAATGAGCCGGAAACGCCTCCAACACCTTCACCACACGCCCCTTCTCATCCCGCACCACACACGGCTCACCGATCCCTGCCAAGCAGTCACGGCACCGCACCCGCAACGCCTCCTGATGAACCGTCGTCCCACGCCAATCCCTCACAGTGACCCCGCCTTTCGGACATTCGGGTGATCACACTTCTTGACCGCATCATCAATCTCGATATCCCCGAACTCATCACACAACGAGCAGGCATCAATGGCGGCCTGCCTAGCCTCGGCCTGCCGGCGGCGTTGCTCAGCCTCCAGCCGCTTGAAGTAATCCGGGTGCTCCTTGTCCCACTTGCGACGCTTCATGCACGGGATGCAGTTGGTGGTCTCTGAGTTCGTTTCATGGTCAGGGCATTCGGGGCGGGGGGAATCAACGTTCGCGTCTACTGACGTAACCCCCCTACTAGAAGTAACCAAAGGAATAAGGGTCGGGTCGGGTCGGGTCGGGTCGGGGTAGCGGGACTCCCCCATGCTGTCCCCGGTGGACAGTAAATCCGTGTCCACCACCATGTCCCCGGTGGACACCTGCCCATCCTGAGCCACATAGTCGCGGCCCTTTTTCCCAGCTCTCCAGGTGGATTTCTTCTTTGCCTCACGCCTTCGCCGCGCCTCATTTTCAGCCTTGGTTTTCTGCCATTTCTCCCAGTTGGCAAACACGATTTCGCGAGATTTTGGTTGAGATTGTCTCGTTGTATCAACCGTTGTCTCATCCTTGTATTGCGTGTTGTCGCAACCCTGTTTCTGCCAAAGTCCTGCTTGTTCTTGCAGCGCGCGAATGAGTCTCGGCGTGCCGCCGAACCCCTTCACAACATCAAGGGGCACATGACCGTCCGTCTCTTCTTTCGCCGACCAGGCACCGCACCGAACCCACAACCCGACGGCCTCGTTGCGGATCCTGGAGTCGAGTTGCATCACCGGCTTACTGTCAGCGAACGCGTCATCCACGTAGAACCAAGGCACCGGTCACTCCTCCGTTTCGTATCGCGGGCAATCAGGGTGATGGTTCTGCGTTTTCGGGTGCCATCCACACAATTCGCAGCGCTGCATCGCGATCAGCTCGCGGCGGCTGAACAGCAAGCGGATCCGCGGGTCACTCATGACGCACCGCCGAAGTCGAGGCACATCTGGTCGAGACGCTTCGCGGCGATTTCGCAATAGCGTTCCTCTAGTTCGACGCCGATCGCCCTGCGGCCCAGGTTGCGTGCCGCGACCAACGTGGAGCCGGAACCGGCGAACGGATCCGCAACCACACCCTCGGGTGCAGCCGCGATGATCGTCTCCATCAGCCCGATCGGTTTCGGAGTGGGGTGGCCGATCCGGGATGTCAGCGCGCTCGGCGACGACTCGGTGGTGATGACACTGCCCCGGCGGGTGGAGCGTTTCGCCCAGTGCCCGATCAGATAGATTTCTTCGTGGCTGGTGCCGAATGCCGTTGTTAGGTCGCCCATCCCGGGGCCTGCGCCGCGTTTGTCCCAGATCAAGCACTGCCGCACGTTCGCCGGTTTGGCAACACGCCACGTTCCGAATACTGCGGCAGGCCTTTCGGTTCCCCAGACGGCCAGTGCACGGTCACGGCACTGCACGTCCTTGTCGCCTGCGATGGCTTGAAACTTTTCGGCGCGTTGACCGGATTGGTAGGACATGCCGTATGGCGGGTCGGTGACGAGCACGTCGGCGGCAAGCCATTCGGTGATTTCGAGGCAGTCGCCGTGGTAGAGCGTCACCTGATCGTCTTGGTAGTACGGGTGGTTCCGGTCGCTCATGATTCGAGTTCCTCACTGGTGTAAAGCAGTGGCGCGAGCTCGTCGAGCAGCGCCTTGATCAGCAGGGCGCCGCCGCTGTAACGATCGGCGTAGCGAGCTGCCCAGCGCTCGTGAACCCCGCGCACCGGCTTAAGTGCCTCGCGGGCAAGACCGACAAGACCGTCAGCGTTGGGATACTGCTGCTGCCGATACCGATATGCAGCCTCGATTGCGGGATCGTTCATCGTTTCGCCTCTGTCGGTTGGGGTTTGGTTTCGTTCGGGATCGGCATGCGCGGCCGTCCCCAGGCGGATCGGTGGTAGCGGCGCTTGCGGCGCCAGGCGGCGAGTTCGGCGGCATCCATCGGATCTACCTGCTGTCCAAGTGGGTCACTCGGCCACCTCGCAAGCCGAAACCCTGACGAGGATCTGGAGTGCGGCGTATGCCTGTTGCGGGCATACGCCGTTCCCGCAGATGCGCAACGCATCGTTGCGCGAGATACCCGGCACCGCAGTCACCCAGCCGGCGGGCCAGCCCATCATCCACTCGGGGAACGCGGCGGTGAGTCGGGGATTGCCGTTCTTGTTCGGCTCGGTCGGCGACGGCGCGGGTCCGGCCACAGCCTCCCAGCGTGCGATCGCAGCGGCGTACTTGCCCCAGCGCGAGGTGCCGTCCAGCAGCGCATAGTCGCACAGCTGCCGCGAGTGCCCCTCTCGCCGGTCGGGATGCTGCCCGCCGCCGGTCCCGTCGCTCGCCGAGGGTGTCGGCAGCAGATCCCGCACGGTGCCAGGCAGCGTGTTCTGGTGACCGTCGCTGTCTCCAGCAGGTTGTTCTCGACGATGATCGCCAGATCCGTCACTCGGCTGCGTCCCGGTTTCTTGCGCAGATGCGCCTCGGGCGAGTTCCCCGAGGGATGCGCTACTGGCGACGGGGAGTAGCAAGGATGAAGACGCGTTCACGCCGGTGCGGTGCGCCGACGTCGGAAGCGGCAAGAGTGATCCACTGCGCGTCATACCCGAGGTCGGCAAGGTCTCCGAGTACGGCACCGAGTGCCCGGAGAACAGGTCCATCTGCCCCGTCTCCCACAGCTGCCTCTTCGGATTCCATTGCGCGATAGGCCCTTGCACTGAGCAACCCCCTTACGTTCTCGATCACCACGACACCCGGCCGCAGCTGGTTAATGACTTCGGCGAACAGCGCCCACAGGCCCGAGCGGGTGCCCCTCGGCGATGCCGGCGCGACGACCGGCGGCACTCACGTCCTGGCAGGGAAATCCGCCAGCGAGAATGTCGACCGGCTCGACTTCTGACCAGTCGACCGCGGTGATATCGCCGAGGTTCGGCACACCGGGCCAGCGGTGCGCGAGCACCTTGGACGCGGCCGGGTTCAGCTCGCAATGCCACACCGTGCGGGCGCCGAAGAACTGCTCGACGGCGATGTCGAGGCCGCCAGCGCCGGAGAACAGCGAACCGAGTTTCACGGTGCCGCCTCGAATTCGTGGTCCTCGTGGTCTTCGCAGACCAGGTGGTCGTCGATCGGGTACGCCTTGGCGGTGCCGCACACCTCGCAGCGCCGGCAGTCTGGGCAGAGCAGCTCGACGAGCTGGTAGCGCTGACCCATGCGCCCACCGCCGAAGTCAATGAGTTCACCAGTCGGCGCCGACCGACCGAACCAATCGGCCGCGGCGAGCACGGCGTTGATGGCGCCGCCCGGGTCGCTATAGGCGCTGAAATCGCCGTAGTCGGTTTCGATGTCGCCGCACTTGGTGCAACGTGCCCGGTGAAACGTGACCTCGGCGCTCATCGGGTAGCGGGGCGCGCCCAGGTCGGGTGCTTCGCCGAGCGGTTCGAGGCCGTCCTCTGTCGCGTTCATGCTGAAGGCACCTTCCCCGCAGCGCGAAGCACTTTCATCACCCACCGGGCGTCTTCGATCGCGTTGTGCTCGGTGCCGTCCTGCTCTGGCTTCTCGAAGTCGGCCATGGTTTCGAGCAGCTGCTGCAGGTCATGGGTGAACATCGGGAGCCCCTTGGGCAGTGAGATCATTCGGCCCCACAGCTGCGCCAGGACCACATGGTCGTAGGCCGCGTAGTTCGCCCAGAGTTGCGGCGGGTCGACGGCCAGCAGGAATTCGCGGACCTCGTTCGCGATAACCCACTTCGGCTTCACCAGCGTCGACTTGGTATCGAGCGACCAGACCCACCGGCCAGTGTCGGACTTGTAGGGGTTGACGCCGCGATACCCCTTACCGGACAGCGGCAGATGCGGAACCACGTTCTGGCAGAGCCAGTCGTCCTTGGCGATTCGCTTGTGGTCCATGTCGCTGTTGACGGCGTAGTACTCGCGGCCGTCCTCACAGACGATGCCAATCGAGATCAGCTCGATCGTGCGGCCGTCTTCGAGAAACTCAGTGTCATAGGCGTAAATCGGTCCAATGGGCACGTCAGGCAAGATGGTCGTTCTCCTCTTCTGTGCCTTCGAATCCTGGGCACAAACAGATCGTGTAGGTGTTCATGTCGTCCCGGTCGACACCCATGCGGACCCGGCACTGGGGGGCATGAGAAGACCTCGGGTGGTCACACAACAGACAGTCGGTCACTGGCGGCCTCTTCTGGGATGTGTGCCCTGTGGTCGGCGAAGGCGTGGTGGCGGCGGATGAACGCCTCAGCTTCGTCCGTGCTGGTGAACTCAGCGGACACCGGGCGTCCTTGGGTCCGGGCGCATTCGCCGCACACGACGGTGATCATGGGACCTGCCAGTTGATGGTGTCGCCTTGCTGGAGAATCTGTTCCAGGTATTTGACGGCAGTGACGGTGGAGTTGAAGCATTTCGGTGGTTCGGTTCCACCGGTGACGATGTAATGGGGCCACGTCCCAGAAACCGTGTACATCACCGCCGCAACCAATCCCGGATGTTTTCCTGCACACGCTCGCCGTCGCGGTTGTAGTAGCGGAACACGATCGAGCTGAATACTTCTCGGATGAACATTCGGGCTGCACGTTTGGCGTCGGACCTCCTGTTGTACATCTCCGATGTGAGGATGATCTGTCCGTTTGGGCGGGACACAGTCCACCAGAACGTGCCCTTCTCCAAGTCCTCTTTCTGATCCACGTAAAACACGGGACGGTTCATTGGGCACTCTCCTCAGTCTTGAGCCGCTCCGCCTTCTCCTCGATGAGCGTCGCCAGCGTCGACAGCGGCATACGTGTCCACACGGTGGCGGCGACCTTGAACTCTCGCCGGTCATCGGTCAACTGCCGGTCAGGGTCGCCGCCCGAATAGGCCCACACGCAGTTGTCTCCCCGGCGATACCGCGTGTAATAGACCGTGCTGCCCCACCCCCGATCATCGAGGAACAGCTCGGGCGACAGACCGAATATGTAGCTGCCGAGGTTGGGCACCTGCTTGATCGCGTCGAACACCTTGTTGGCGTCGGACTCGCGGTCGGCTTTGGTCTTCCGTGAGGGCACGAGTAGGTGGCTCTTGCTGTCGACACGCCATCCCGTGGGGGGTGGACGGTAGTCGTCATGACCCGGCCAGAACGTCATCTCGCGCGGCGGGGTGAAACCGCTGATCACCGAGCGTGTGCCGTGCGACCACATCACGGCATCTTCGGCCCCTGTGCCACCGAACGTGTCGCGGACAAACGCATCGACACGGTCGCGGTGCGCCTCATAGTCCGACTCCCACCGGTCGTATGCCTCGATGATCTCGGGGTCGGTGCTGATCCACCACGCGGCCGGCAGGGGTCCCTTGCTCGGCACCCCGTCACCGACGAGTTCTCTTGCACGGTCTAGGTCGATCATCGTGTTGCCTCCACAGGGTTAGGGATTCGGTAAACAAACCCGTCGTCGTCGAGCAACACCCAGTTGCCCCTGTAGAGGACGGGAACAGTGATAGGGGACTGGGATTGACGAACAAGCCACCCGTCAGCGAAAGATTGTGTCCGGTACGACTCGGCCCAGCGGTGACAAGCACCACAAGCCCACAGCCCGTTAGACGCCACGTTGGTGTCATCGCGGCGAGATCCGCCAAAGACCACGGGGCCTGCGATGGTGTGCAGTAGCGTCTGAGGCATACTCATTGCAGCGTTCACACCGCCCTTGGGCGCGGGTCCAGATCAGTTCCTTGGTTTCCGGGGAGAACCCCGTATACCTGCGGCTCATGCGGGGGCACCATTCTCCATGAGGTCGTCAATGAACTCCCGCAACTGGGCAGGTTTCGCGTTCCTCGCCGTCACCTTGTACTTGCCGTAAAACTGGGCGGCCACCGTCTTCTCATCGAGCGTCAGAGCTGCGCATGCATCTCCCAGCTCGTGGAGCAGAGCGTTGCGTTCAGCCACCGCAGGATCCGGCGGTGCCGGGGCGTCCGGGTCTCCCTTGCACCACAAGTCGAGAGCCGCACCGAACCGCATGCCCGCGTTCCTGAGTGCGTCGCCGATGGCTTCTTTGACGGCGTTGGGGCCTTTCTTCCCGCCGGCGTCGCCGTAGCCGATGCGGGTCACACCGCACAGGGTGAGTCGGATCCACAGCCCGCCATGCTCATCCAGCAGTGGTAGCCCGTTGTCCCCGACGGCGAACGGCTCCCACGTCCACAGTGGGTCCACGTCCAGGAATCGGGCGGTGAGGTAGCCGTGGCCAAGGAAGTCGAGAGTGATGCCGCCCTTGGGGAGTTTCCCGATCTGGTTCGGCGGGAAAGGTTCCCGGAGCTTCGCAAGTCCTTCCACATCAGGTTCGCTCATCGCGCAGCCTTCCTCAGTCGATACTCCGCAGCAGCAGCGGCGGCAGCGGCCATCGCGGCGTCCAACGTTTCCTCATGCCCCCACGCCAAAACCCGCGCACACGTGTTGTCCTCAACAGACCAACGGAAATCACCCGCCACATCGGACGGATTGATCCACGCGTTGCGCCGATCACCGGGGAGTACCGCACGCCACCTACCGGGGCCAACAAAACCGGTGAACCATTCCCACGTGAGGTTTTGGGTTTCGGTGCTCATGCTGTCCACCTGTCCGCCAACCGATCCAACGAACCAATAACCGCATCAACCCGAGACAACGCCTTGCTCACCACATCCAGGTTCAACTCCAGCGCTTCACGGTCCAGGAACGGCAGTGGCGGTCCCTCCGACAACAACTCATGCAAAGCGCACCGCGCGTCATCAAGGGCGGCTGCGCCGGCTTTCGCGTCGTCCCTCGCGGTAATCACCCGTGTATCAACAACCATCAGTTTTCGTCCTTGTCTCGATATTCGGAGCAGTGGCAGCGTTCCCGGCCGCCCTGGTCGAACGTGGCGGCGTCGCAACCCGTGTCCCACCGGCCGCGGAACTTGTCCCACTCGTAGCGGTGGAAAGACCGGTTATGGCCGCACACGCACATCACGAAGCCTCCAACCATCGGAACTTCTTGACCAGAGATCTGAACTCGGCAGCCTGCTTCTTCGACCACCCGTAACCAGGGAAATACTTTTCGACCGTTGTCCGGCTCACACCCAACGTGCGGGCAACCTCCCGATACGGGGCACCGTCATCAAGCAAATATTGGGCGAAATCCTTCTGCTCCTGACTCAACGACACAAACTGATCCGGCGACGCCAAACGAGCATCACCAGCCGCCCGAACCCGAACCACCGTCCGAGCCGAACAACCCACAACTTCCCCAATATGCTTGGCGGAACACCCCTCACGAGTCATCAACAGAATCGTCTGCACCTGCTCGGGGGTGATCCTGTTCCCGTTGCTCATGCCACCTGATCCTCACCATTCGCTTTGAGCAGAGGCCGCCGTTCCCGCTCCGACAACCCACCGAACACCCCGTAGTGCTCACGATTCGCCAACGCGAACTCCAAGCATTCGGCCCGCACCTCACACCGGGCACAAATTCTCTTCGCCGGCTTCGCGCTCTCCCCCTTACCGGGGAAAAACATGTCCCCCACATCGACTTGGGCGCACAGGGCTTTGTCTCGCCACGAGTGCCGGTCCTCGTTGATGATGACCAGGAGATGAGACAGGTCGGTCATGCCACGGACTCCAGTTCTGTGATCCACGCGAACGGGTCCTCAACATCTGGCACACCGGCAAGGGCAGCCATCAACAGTTGAGTGCGTTCGGTTTCCGGGAGGCTTGTCAGATAGGCCCACACGGGCAGGGAGTCACCGCTACGGATACGCCGAGACAACCAGATGACTGTTGCAGCGATACGGGATTCCCAATCCGTCTCCGACAGTGGGCATTCCTGAAACAGCCTGTCTGGGTGGGCTTCCATGTTGCCATCGGTCGTGACCCACGCGTCCTCCCCGCACACCGGGCAGGATTGCAACTTTGCTGCAGGCAGTTCAGCCCTGTCCCGTTCGATGGTGCGGACCGTGCAGTGCGCCCTGCGCGCCAACTCCACTTCGGGGAGTTTCGGGCGCCGCCGCACCAGCATTCGGCGCTCTTCGGTATTAAGCCGCATGGGAGTTCCGTTCACGGCGCATTCCACAGCGAACCAGTCGATGCTCACGCGCCCCACCTCTGCGCCCGTCGGCACTCATTCGAGCAGGTCTTCGCATAAGTCCCCATAAACTCGCCGCCGCACTGCGTGCAGATCTTCAGGGACGGTTGTGACCGCAAAGCATTCGCCGCACGCTTCTTGCACTTCGGTGAGCAGAACCGTGCCCGCTGCGTCACAGGCTCGAACACGTTTCCGCACTGCTGGCATTTCTTGTCGGTGAACCTGGCCGGCTTCACCGGTGCCAGCTCGCCACGCTTGATGCGTTGGCGTTCCTTCTCCGAAAACCCGCCCCACACACCCAACTCGTTGTGCTTCAACGCCCACTGCAGGCATTGCGGTTGTACGGGGCAGGTCCAGCAGATGCGGCGGGCGGCGTCGTTGGTGTAGTGGCCGGATTCGTTGAGGAACCAAATGTCGCCGTCCTTGTGGGTGCAGATCGCGCGGGAACGCCAGTCGCTGGTGTGGACTTCTGTCAGTTGGATGAACGGTGAGTTCGCCATCACGCCCACCCAGTTCCGCTCAGGTGTTCAGGGCAGAATGCCGCCGTGGCAGCACCCACCACATATCCCGAGTCGTACATGGACAGGTCAGTGTTCTCGTGCACCACGATTGACGCCTCGTACATGGACAGGCCGGTGTCGAGGATGGTGCAGACAGCTTTGCCTGCTTTGATGGCGTCGTTTTTGCTGGTGTAGGGGATGCCTTCGGAGTCGAGTGCCATCACGAAGGCGTCGCTGTTGATGTCGGCTTTCGCTTCGGGTGCGGTCAAACCTGGGCCGATGATGCCTGCGGCGATGAGCAGCGGCATCGTCCACCAATACCGCCAGGACTTCTCGTTGCGCCTCATGCTGCGTCTCCCTCGGTGAGGTAGTCACGCAACAACCCGACAACAGCGTCGCCGTTCATCTGCTCCCAGATCGTCGGCTCGTTCTCCCAGTGCACCGGGGGCAGGAACGGGCGGAACCACGACACACTCTCCGCGTGGATCAACACCAGCTCCGCCAAATCCTCCAGTTCCTTGAGAAGGTCGAGGTCAGCCATCGGCGGATTGGTGGTGACGGGCAGGTCAGCCCAGTTGGTTTGGTGGTGGTCCCACCATGCGGGTTTAGAATCTTGGATTGACATCGGGAACTGTCTCCTTAGTTGTGTGTTTCCGGTGTTAGGGCCGTCGTCCCGCGCAATGGGGCGGCGGCCCGCCTATCTCAGAACAAGCCAGCGGGCTCGTCGTTGTTCTCCAGAAGCTTTTTGTCGGCCCGGTAAGCCATCTCGCCTTCAATGGCGCTCCACGACGCCCCGGTCCGGTACACCTCGGAATTACGGATGCCACCACGGGTAGCGCTTCCCAGGATCCGGCCAGTGTCCCCATACCAGGCGGTTACTCGTCCATCGGCTCCGTGCTCCATACGGTCGAACGAAGGCAACTCTTCATCGGGGATAGCGGCGAGGATCGCTTCGATCGCGGCTCGTGCTGTCTTCAGGTTCATTAGTCCTGTGTTCCTATCTATCTCGGGGTGATGCGGTAGCTGTCCAGCAGTGACTGGGCGACAACGCCGGGGTTCACCCCGGACGCGCCGGGCGCGGTCGTGAAGTAACGCAGATGGCGTTCCAACTCGGCGGCCGTCGCATGCTGTTGCCTCATGGCGGCGAGTTCTTCCGCGGTCGCAGAATCCAGGAACTCCCCCAACTCCATGAACTCGTCACCGGGGATGGCTTCTCCGAGTGGCCCTGCGACGTAAGTGTTCAGTGGGTTGGAGGGTCCCGGCGCGGGGGGCGGGGGAACCATGCCCGCGCCGGGACCAATGTCACCCACCGCAGTGGGTGACGAGTCTGCCGAAACCCGACGTTCGGCAGAAACATGCGGCAGCCCATGACAACCGCTGCGCAACTGCTGATGCTCGAAGCACCAGATGGCACGGATCGCACTGTCCTTCATCGAACAGTCCATGCAGACGCCACCGTTGGAGTCGTGGTAGCCCTGATCCATCTGTGCGAAGCAGTGATCACAGAAGTAGAGGAACCTGGCGGGTTCGTGGACTTCTTCCTCAGCCTCCACAGCCACAAGAACATCCGCGTAGTCCAAGCCGAAATCCCGACCCAACGCATTGCTCATGGCCTGACGCTCAAGCTTGGCCAGCCACGGATCCACCACAGCACCCACCAAGGCGAGCCCGTCATGAATCACGTTGTTAAACCTGGCATTCAAACGCTCAACAAGATTCACTGAAGCTCCTCAGAGGTGTAGATCAGCTTGGCGGTATCGCAGGGCCAACGGTGTCTACACTCGCTGCACTCTTCGACAGAATCGCCGTGCTCATCGATTGGGTGGTGTAGTGCGCGGATCGGATTGGCCATCTCACGGGCAGCAGTGAGAGGGACAGACCGAACAAGCAGCGGATTGCCTTTGGGAACGGGATACCATTCCCACGCACGCGCTACGGCTTCTACTGCTGGATCACTCACGCTGTCTCCCCCAGTTCCTGTAGCCGGCACCGCAGGCGTGCGTTTTCTTCACGCAACGCATCCAGCTCTGCCGCTTCCTTCATCTGCCTGGCGTCGAACTCCGCCAACGCTTTCCACAACCCCGACGGGCGAACCTCACCCGACAGTTGACACACACTCCGATGCTTAGGAGCAGACGTACTCACTTGCCGACCTCCGGGATGTAAAGCACGTGGGCCGGAAGGTCAGGCTCGAATGCATCTGCCGTCATCGCATACCAGCAGCCATCCCACTTGACTTCGGGCACGCCTATAACTGCCTCGACGATCGAACCTTCCGGCAGCGCGTCGAGTTGTTCGACGGTCTCAATCACCCTGGGACGCAGACGCTCAACCTCGTTGCGTAGCTCGACAAGCAGATTGGATTCCGAGATTTCCAGCCCAAGCTTCTCTGCCCGCAGCCGCTCAACCTCGGCGACCAGCTCCCGCACGAGATTGTCGGGATACGCACCCATCTCAACGCCAGCCGCTCTGCAGTACTCGTAGATGTTCAGCGATCTCTTGGCCCGCTCAACCACATCACTCATGCGGACACGTCCAAACTTGCGACATACCTCTGCAACTCAGTACTCACGCGGACCTCGGCTCATAGCTACGCGACTTCATCCACTCATCAACCTCATTCAGGTCAACACGCGCCTCCCGACCGTTACCGATCGGATAAGCCTTCAACCCATCGTTTTTGACCGCTTCCCGTATCAGCACGTCTGATTTCAAGCGGAGGTATGACGCGGCCTCTTTGAACGTGGCCCATCTGGGAGTGCTCATTTCGCATCCTTAGGTTTCGACTGGAACAAAGGCTTCTTCGGCTTCGGGAAATGCTGAATCGGAGGCCTCGGGCGTGAATGAAACGTCATCGCGTCTCCCTCATCGCGTTGCGGATGATGGTCAGCTGGTCGATCAGATCCGTGAGTTCATCGGCATCCAGGAGAACGTCACCCTCGCGGTATCCATCACCGACGTACAAGTAGGCCAATTCGGATCCGTTGTTTTCCCCGAGTCCAACGGTCACACCACCATGGCCTCTCTTGAGGATCTGGCTGGGCTCTGCATAGAAAGAGAAGCTCATGACACGGCCGCCAACGCGAGCTGACCGGTACCACCGAGACGCTTATGCAACTCCGCCAAACCCTTCGGCGTGATCCGCACCGTGGGCTCACCATTCACCCACTCACCACGAGACTCATGCCAAAACGGCTTCGCCACCTTCTCCGCGAGACGACCCGTCTCCAACTGATCGCGGTACGCCTTCCAACGGCCCTGCCGCTTGAAAACCCAACCGATGCTCGACATGTACTGGAACAGAGCGCGTTCCTTGATATTCACCGCCGGGTCGCGGGACAGCACCTTCGACGCATCCGACACCGAGTAGTCACCCGATGCCTCGGCCAACTCATTCCACGCCGACGCAGGAACTGACAACTCCAACGCCTTCGCCTCAGCCAGCTCGGCGCGGGTCTCCGCCTCAACCACCCACTGGGCAAGAGTCTTGCGGTCAGGAAGCGCAATATTCGTATCGACAGCGGAATACCCGCCGGTCTTGCGGATCGACGGCAACACCTCATGCGTCATCCACCGCTTGAACGGCTTCACCTTCGGCGACCGGCTGATCATGAGCAGTGACCACACACCTGCCTCGGTGACCGCGACCATGCGTTGCGGTCCGCCAGGGGTGTCCACGAACAGGTACACCCTTTCGTCGTCGTCCAGTTGGACGATCGCGTCGCGGTACTTCGAAATCCCCGCGGCCTCGCACACGTCCTTGGCAACCCAGTAGGGCTGATCGGTGAACACGTGCCGCACGTTGTGGCCCTCGAACGCGTTCGATGTGGGGACGAGTCCTGGTTGTCCGGTGGTTTTGTCGAACACGGTCTGCTGCACCTCGGGTGTGTGGTGGGTCAGATGCCAGTGCTCACCGCTCGGGCACTGGTAGGCGTAGAGGCGTTCCTTGCGGTTGCCGTGGCCGGCGTACTTCTGTCGCTGCCACCGGTTCGCTTCGGCTTGAGAGCGGTACTGCTTCTTGCCGGGAGTGGGGCAGACGCCCCGGTTGATACGCTGTAGTTCAGACATTCGAGCTTCTTCCTCGTTGTCTCTGCCCTCACCTGCTGCACACAGGTGGGGGCTTTTTTATGCGGCGGGGTTTTTCTGCTCTGCTGGCCGCTCCAATACGGAGACGGGAACCTTGAGCGCGACGGCGAGTTTCTTGGTGACGGTGGCGTTCGGCCACCGGTCACCGTTCTCAAGCTGGGAGAGGTAAGGGGCGGAAACTCCGCTTTCGCGGGACAGTTCGGCGGATGACCAACCTGTGCGCTCACGGATGACCCGGAGTTCCTGCCACACCCCGTAGGACTGTTTGACCATGCCGCCAACTGTAATGCGAACAAGTGCAAACCGCAAGAGTTCGCGCGCAGTTCGCGCCAACAATGCTGTGACCTGCAATGTTCGAAAACTACAAGCGCGTAACTGCAAAGAATCAGGGTTGTGCAAGCAGTGGACTTTGCACCTGTTTGCACGCGAACATGTAGGCGTGAACGAGAACAAGGAACACCGCGAAGACTGGCCATTCGGGCCAGAGCTCAAGCGGCACAGAGAGCGCGTCGGGCTATCTCAGCGCGAAGCCTCACGGCGCACAACGCCACCAGGCAGCGACAAGCCCGCCGTCAGCGCAGGACGGTGGAAGCAACTGGAAACGGGGTGGCAGATCAACAAAGGGACACTGATCCCAATCGGAACGACCGCATCCACCGTGGCCGCCGCTGCCCGAGCTGTCCAATGGGATGTCAACGAAGCTCTGGCGATAGCCGGATTTCAACAGTCAGATATTCCACCGCCGCTACCCGAGCCGGCGATAGTCCGCTACTCAGACGACGAACTTCTCGCCGAAGTCCGGCGACGACTAAAGGAGGCAAGAGATGTCATGGAAACTGCGCAGACGACGCGAACACCGCGCGAAGCGCGTCAAGACCAGGAGGGCGACCTAGACGCCGCGACCAGTGACACGACGCATCCGCGCCAACCTCGGGCCGGCGAAACAGTTGGGGCGGAGATTCGTGATCGCGTCGCCAGGAGCGTCCGGGCACGTCAACGCCGCAAGGACTAGACGTGCCCGGCGCAACGTCCATGTTGTTGGCGGACACTCATCCATCGCGTTCAAAATCCGCACCAGCAGAGTGTCGAGTTCGTCATCAAACATGGGCTGCACCTACCGAAATCACCAGCACCGGTCACCCCTCGCAACCGGATGCGTAGACGCTAACGGATCATTGCCAAAATCGACACAGGAAGCCCAAACATGGGAATGTCACGATCAGATAACGCCAGTGCGCGAAAGTTAGCCACCAACACAGAAAGCCCACTACCAGATGACCACCAATGATCGCGCAGTGTCACCAGGGAAGGTGATGGTCACCGCGCTCGCTGTGCTCGCCGTCGTAGGCATCGTCTCCGCACGCAACAACAACGACGACGACAGAAGCGCATCACAAACCGCCACATCCACCACCACCACTACACGGCCCAACCCGTACCGCACCATCCCCGGCGACGGCACCCACAACATGGGCGGCGCAGACGGATACGACTGGGGCACCTACACCGCCACCATCCCACCCAGCTCCCCCGGCTGCACGTGGGCGGTCGTCAGCATCGCCGACTACCGCGGCGGCGAAACACTCCGCGAAGGTGAAGCACCATCCGGCACTGTCCGCGCGAACATCCAACCCGATGGTGTCGCGTCGTGGACCGGCACAATCAACGGGGATCATCGGATCGTGTTCCGCACGAGCGGCTGCGGAACTTGGACCATGACGGATTGACTACTCCCCGCCAGAACGCAAAAAAAAGCGCCCTGCCGGGGATGGTGAATCCCTCGGCAGGGCGCATTTACAGTCGGTCGCCTTATTTTGTTTCTAACGCAAACGTTGATGGGAGCAGTTCGGACAGCCCCTGCATGGCCTCCAGATGCCTCGCCCGGTCCGCATGCGCATAGATCCGCTGCGCATCCACACTCGCATGACCCAAGATCTCCATACGCGTTTGCTCATCCACACCCGCTGCGCGCAGCAATGTCGAGGTGGTGTGCCGCGAGTTGTGCGGCGGCAACGACTCGGTTGGACCGATCACCCCAGCAGCGCGGAACACGCCACGCCACACGTCGTAGTCCGAACGGGGATCGATCGGCTTCCCCTCCTTGTGCCACACCAAGTCGTGCGGATTGTCGGTGCGGAGTTTCTGCATCGCCACATACAACGGCGGCAACAACGGCACCTCACGCCAACCAGCGTCCGTCTTCGGCCGGGTGAACAACAACGACCCCTCACATTCCTGGTACTCGAAATGCGCCGGCAGGTCCCACCGGGACTGCGGGCATGCCCATGCCCGTGTCTTCCCGCAAGGCCAGTACGGGGGTTTTTTGGGCATACGGTCGGGCCGGGCCAGCGGTGACGGTTCGGGTAGAGGATCCCCACAGCCGTGGACGCGGGTTTCCGATTGCAACTGCCAAGCGATGGTGATCCATCCCTGAGCGGGGTTGTCGACGTAGGGCCAGCGCAGGCCGAGGAGTTCCCCACGGCGGGCGCCCGTCAGGAAACCGGCGGCGATCCGCACCGCATCTGGTTCGTCGCACACTTGGAACGCGGTGTGGATGATGTGCTGCGCCACGTCCGCCGGGAAGCCGTTGCGTTTCTTCTTCCGGTACTCGGGTTTGTCGACCAATGCGGCCACATTCCTGGTCGCCACACCCTCCGCTACCGCATCGTCCAAGGCTTTCTGGACGATGACATGGACCAGCTCGGCGGTGCGGGAGGCCCCGATCTCGGAGTGCAGGTCTCGCACATGCTGCGGGGTGAGTTTGTCGATGCGTTTCGCGCCGAGGATCGGGTTGATGTGGTTGTGGATGGCGGCCCGGTAGTCGTTGAGGACGCCGGGGCGGACTTTACGTTTGGCGTGGATGTTGTCGATCCAGTGCAGCATCCACTTCTCCACAGTTGTGGATGAGGTGGTGGCGATGCGGCCCTCTTCGACGTCGCGGCGGAGTTGTTTGAGTTTGGCCATGGCGGTGTTGCGGTCCACGGAGGACACCCATTTGTAGCGGCGGTTGCCGTTGCGGTCGGGGGGTAGTTCTACTCGCCCCATCCATTTGCCGTCGGCGCGTTGGAAGAACGCTCCGTCTCCGCGGGTTCTGCGTTTCTTAGTTGCCATCGTTATCCCTCCCAGGGGGTCACCCTACGGTTCACCCTACGGTGCTACGCAGCATTACGCAGAATTGCGCAGTATCGGGTGCCTACCTGCGGGTTTGACAACGTTTCTCCTGGTATGCAGCCTATCAACCGCTGACTCTTAATCAGCGGGTCGGGGGTTCGAAACCCTCACGGCGCACAGGTCAGAGGCCATAAGCCTCGGGGGGGATCACCCTAAAGGTAACCCTATAGGGGATTTCACCGGGAAACCGCCAGGATGCCCCGTCGTTCACGGCGGGGAGGAATGGCGTACGCCACAGGCGTATTGCGTTTACACACTTCAACCTCCTGAGTAAACTTGATCTTGTGAGGACCGCGTACAAGGTCCGGGCCTACCCGGACGCCGAACAAGCCGCCCTGTTGCGGCGCACGTTCGGCTGCGTACGTCTGGTGTGGAACAAGACGCTCGCCGAACGGCAGCAGCGCTACACCACCGAACAAAAATCGACCTCCTACAAGGAGACCGACGCTGCTCTCTCGGAGTGGAAGAAGACCGAGGATCTGGCGTTCCTGTCTGAGGTGTCGTCGGTTCCGTTGCAACAGACGCTGCGGCATCAGCATTCGGCGTTCGCCGCGTTCTTCAAGGGCCTCGCGAAGTACCCGCGTTTCAAGAGCCGCCACGGAAGGCAGTCCGCGCACTTCACCCGCTCCGCATTCCGCATCAAAGACGGCGCTCTGTGGCTGGCGAAAACCGCCACGCCTCTGCGGATCGTGTGGACATGGCCCGGTGTCGATCTGGCTGCGCTCGATCCGACGATGGTGATCGTCTCCCGTGAACCCGATGGCCGTTGGTTCGTCACGTTCGCTGTCGACCAGCCCGATCCCCAACCCCTGCCCGCCACCGGAGAATCGGTGGGCGTGGACCTGGGCATCAAGGACTTCGCTACCTTGTCGACCGGGGAGAAGATCGCCAACCCGCGCCACATGGCCCGCCACGAACGGGGCTTGCGCCGTCAGCAACGCCGACTGTCCCGCATGAAGAATGGATCGAAGAACCGTGCCCGTCAGCGAGTGAAGGTTGCGCGCAAACACGCTCGCGTCCGGGATGCTCGCCGCGATTTCCTCCACAAGACCAGCACCGAACTCGTACGCAGGTTCGACACCATCGCTGTCGAAGACCTCGCCCCGAAGAACATGGTCGGTAACCGATCGCTCGCCAAGTCGATCAGCGAATGCGGTTGGGGTGAGTTCCGTTCCATGCTCGAATACAAGGCGAAGAAGGCTGGCCGTCGTGTCGCGGTGATCAACCGCTGGTATCCCAGCTCGAAGACCTGTAGCGCGTGCGGGCACCTGCTCGCGACGCTCTCCCTCGGAACACGTCATTGGACGTGCCCCGACTGCGGCACCCGACATGATCGGGACATCAACGCCGCGAAGAACATCCTTGTCGCCGCCGGGCTGGCGGAGACGCAAAACGCCTGCGGAGGCGACGTCAGACCGCATGGGGCATCCCATCGGCAGTCGCCTGTGAAACAGGAACCCTCGCAGGCGACTGCGAGAATCCCCGTCCTTCAGGGCGGGGAGTAGTCAAGGCATGTGCACCGCTTGCGGCTCCATCGAGGTCGCGTTGACGCAGCCCACTGGCAGTCGGAACCTGAGCCACATAGGCGAATCAACCACCTACCCGACCGGCCACGGATGCGAGATGTGCAACTGATGAACACCGATGATCGTTGCGGCCGGTGCGGTCAACCGTTCAAAGACGGGGAGACAGTGATCGACACCCTTCCCCCAGTGCACCACACATGCCCAAACATGGATGAAGAAGCAAGCCGATGAGTGTCCTCGCTTGGTACGAATCACGATTCGACGAGATGCTCGGCAGCGACGAAGAACCCATGCACACAGTGGGGCGCGTGTTGTATTACGCATCGATCGCCACGTGGATAGCGCCGGTCCTCATGGTGGCGTTCGTCCTGATGGACGTGGTTGACGAGTTCATGGACGAGCTGAAGAAACGATGGGAAGAAGCCAATGGCTGACGCTTTGAAACCCGGTTGGTACCTGCGCCGCACCGTGTACGGAACGACTCGGTATATCGGCCCATACCGCACGTGGTTGGGTGCGCGGATACATGCGATCCGCCGGTTCGATTCCGTTCGACGGGTGTACCCAAACTAGACATGAAGAAAGCCGCCCCCTTGCACCGGAGAGTGTGCAAGGGGGCGGCTTTCTTCACAATCCGAAGATTAAGCCAGGACGTAAACCAGCAGCGCGACGATCATCCCCGCCACGACCGCCAGCCACACCGACCGCCACAACTCCAACTGCGGATCACTCACCAGACGACTCATCCCAATAACGGTTCACCAAACCATCGGTGACATACCCCGCCTGACCTATAGGTGTGATCACAGTCGTAGCACCCAGGTCCATGCGGTCGCCGTCGATACGTTCCAACCCGACGACCACCACATAGTGGGCCACCTGCCAACCGTCTCCCATCGCGTCCAGGCTGGCTTGGATCGCGCCGCGAACAGGGTCAGCAGACATCACGACGAACCCACGCCTTGATCACGTCCCACAGGAATCCCACCGTCACACCGTGATCGAGGAACGTACACACACGAATGTTCACGTCACACCCCCCGCACAACGCTCATGCGCTCAGGCTCAATGGACAACCGCGAATGCGCGCCGCAGCTGGTGCAGCGGCGCATCGTGTAGGTCAGCACGTTCGCCACATATCGGCGCGGAATCAACACGGTTTCACTGCCGCACCGGTTACACACCGTCAGCTTGTCCTCGCCGTCCACAAACAGCGCCGGATGATTCTTGATGTGCGGCCTCAGGAAGTCGTACAACCCCTGCGTGGCAATGACGTCACCAGCACAGTAGTCGATGAGACGTTCCCGGTCCACGGCGCTCTTCTCCGTCACGGCGCGTTCCATCGCAAACCGGTCGTAGCGATCAGTTTTCGCAGGCAGCCCGACGATCTGGCAGAACGCATCCAACCCTTTGAACGGCGCCCCGGATTTGAACTCACGGCGCAACACCTTCAGTGTGTCCACCGTTTTGAACGGCGGCAGCGGCGGCAACCCAGCCTCGATGTGCAGGTCGCCTTTCAGCCACGGCACATCCGCCTCGTCGATGTAGTGCCCGACAACAATGTCAGCCTGCGACAGCAGATTATGCACGCGCCGCAGGAACCGTTTGCGGCCACCACTGTCCCATTCCGCGAGTTGAATGACCTCGGCGTCGTGGTACCACTTGGCGCACACGATCGTGGTGCGCGGCATTCGGGTCACCGTCTCGTACTGCACGTACCGGTTCTTCAGGTCGCCCCTGTCCCACCAGTACTGTTCGGTGATGCCGGGGAGCCGTTCGACGTCGAGGATCAGAATTTTGTTGCGCACACCCTCGGATATGCGGACCTGACGTAGGTCGCTAGTCAGGGACATGATGGTTCCTTGCGTGGTGCCGCCACGATTGCGGATTCATGTCGGGCATGCCGTGTTTGATGAGTACTCGCAGCACGTCGGTGAACTGAACCTCGCCGCGTTTGGCGGACTCCACCGCCGTGTTTATCTCTGCGCGTTCCTGTTTCGACCGGGCGCCCGCCCAGTCGCATGCGGGGCATGTGCGGGGTTGCAGGCCCGCGAGATCGGCCAGTAGTGACATTCGTGCGCCCTTCTTTCCTGGTGGTTACCGGTCGCGGCGTTTGTCGCCTTCGATTCGTTCCAGTCGTTCGGTTCTCAGCTCCTCCCGCAGTCCGCCGATGTCGCGTTGGATCTGTTTGAAGCCGTCGCGCACCAGATCGCGTATCTCGTCGAGGTCGTCACGCATGTTGGTGTCGTGGGTGTTGACGGTCTGCTCGTGAATCTCATAGGTTTTCGCGTCGATCTGGCGTGCGCGCTCCCGGCCTTTGCGCTGCCCCCGAACGGTGAGTACGCCGACGATCCCTGTTCCGATGGCGGCGATGGTGGAGGGCAGTCCGATGATGAGCAGTCCTATCAGGTCGATACCGTCGTCGGGCTGGTACGCGGCGTCCACCGCTTCGCGCACCGATTCCAAGATCATGCGGTGGTGACCGCTCTAGTGGCCGACGCCGTTCCGGGGTTTCCGCGGCGTTCGGCGCCGATCGACATCAGCAGTGATACGACGGCCGCGCCGCCGGACACGGACAGCACCGATATCCAGTCGGTGGTCATCAGGTCGACTGCCCCGGCGCCGAGGGTGGCGATCGCGGTTTGGGCGAATGTGCGTATGGCCCGCTCGGCGGCGTCGATCCAGAATGAACGTGTCAGCATTGGATGCCTCCTTATGTGCGTAGGTAGTCGATGGCGGGCTGGGGGTTGTAGTCCACGTGTGGTCCGGTGCGTTTCGCGAAGAACATGCCGGCGTCCAACAGTGCCTTGGTGATCGCGATCGCCTCCGGTAGCGGTGCCTGCACAAGTTCGACCACTTGGGCGAGTAGCGAATCAGGTCCGGTGAACAGGTCCAGGTCGCGCACGATCTGCCATATGGCGTTGCGGACCTCTTGTGTGTCACCGGGTTCGGTGCAGGCGTACAAGTCGCCTTGGTGTGCGTAGTCGCGCCACCACGGCGGGGTTTCACGCATGCCGTTCGATGAGACGCCTTGGGTGTTGGATGGGGCCATTGGGGAGCCGCCGTGATCGGCCCACACGTGACCGAGTTCGCGGTTCGGGTTGCCCCACGTCACGGCTTTCTCGATGTGCGGTTTCATCCAATGCAGGGAGCCGGTTTCGGGTGCGATGTGGTTCATCCACAGTTCGGAAACCACTACCGCGCCTTGGGAGTAGCCTGCTAGCGCGGCGCCGTGGGTTTCGATGCGTTCGCGCCACCGGTTAGCTTGGTTGTGGGTTTCGGTGATGGCGGCGGCAATGGATTTGCCCATCGGGAATGGTGCTGCGGGGTAGCCGATGGGTTGCCACAGGTATTTGTCTTCGACGGCGCGGGCGGTGTCGGCGTCGGGGCCGATCCACCAGGGAACACCGGTGCCGCACACGGTGATCAGCACGGGGCGGGTATCCACGACGGGGCGCGGTAGGTAGCCCATGACGTACTTGGTTTCGGCGTTGATGATTCCTGGGATGTACAACCCCGCGCGCAACTGTCCGGCAGCGCTATATCTGGCTTGCATCTCGGCGACTGCGGCGGTCATCTGCTCGTCGTAGAGCGGGGTGTCGGCCAAATCGCCCGCGTAGGAGGCGAACTTGCGCCGCATGAACGCTTTGATCTTGCGGATTTCGTCGGAGCTGTCCCCGAGCCCGAGGCCAACGTACTGCCCGTCGATGCGCATCAGGATTTGTCCTTGACGTCGTAGCAGCCTTCGACGCCGAGCTTCGCTCCGATCGCGCCCAGTACGTCCACCACTGTGCGGCCGCCGAGCTGCGGCCAGCCGTTCAGGGTGTAGCCGCGCTGCTGACGCAAGGTCTCCACGGCGAGTTCGCGATCGGTCCAATCGTCCGGGAAGCGTTTCACCTTCGGCGGTTCAGGTTCGGTCTTGCCGCCAGCCGCCCAGTGGTTGACGCGTTCGGTGAAGTAGTCCCACGGGAAGTTGGCACCAACATCGGTGTGGGTGCCCCACTTGAACACGTCAGTCACCCACCGGTGATCCGAGATGCCCGGGCGGCCGTTTGTGTATGGCGGGGGAACCACGAGTGGTTCGAAGCCGTACTTCTTCGCGTCCTGCACCGCCAGATATGCGGCGACGTCGATCGCGTTGGACTGCTTCATCCACTGATCCAGCGTCCATGATGCGCGGGACCCAGCAAAGCACAGGTTGATGCTGATGCTGTTCGCGTTGCCAACAGACCAGGCAGCACGGTCGGTGTCGACGCAATCCACCACCGTCACACCACCATCGGACGCCTGGGAGATCGTGTAGTGGTAGGAGACGCCGTTGCTGTTCTGGAACCATTTGGCGAGGTTTTCAGCGGCTGCGTCCCCACCACCACCCTCCTGGGTGTGGATCAGGAACATAGTGGGCTTGCCGCTGCGGGAACTGTTGTTGGCCGACCAGATCGGAAACTCGTTGAAGTCGGGGCGTGGTTCGTCGGGCACGGCGGTACCTCCATCGGCGGGCCAGTACTTGTCGAGGTATGGGGTGACGGTGGTGATGCGTGACTTGATTTCGGTGAGGTAGGCGCGGCGGCCGTTGGCGTACCAGTAGTCAGCGCTGGGCCAGTTGGGGGCCTGCTGCATCCAGCAGATGTTCAGCCATATATCGGTGCTGGCACCGGGTTTGGCGCGCCACACGTCGAGCTTGTCGAAGAAGCCTTTGATTTGGGCTGCGGCACCGTCGAATCGGTGTGGGTAGGAGCCGTCCTGTTGGGCAATGCCGTAGGTGGTGTGGGTGGGGTCCCAGATGGTGTCGTTCCAGCCGGACTCTTGGTAGAAGGTGGACATGACCGCCAGGCATTCGCTGCGGGCGTAGCCGCGCGCCTTGGCTTCGGCGATGGTGATTTGGGCGACTTGATCTTTCGTGGTCACCGTTTGCTCCCGAGGATTCCGCCGAGAACGGGGATGGAGCGGAGCGCGCCGTCGATGATGTTGATGACCTGTTCTGGAAGGTTGGACAGGTCAGGGAGTTTCGCGACGATCTGATCATCCAAATCGGACAGATCGGGCAGGTTCTCGGTGATCCTGTCGGCGATGCGGTCAGCGATCCTGTCGGCCAGCGGTCCCAGCAGTTTGAGCAGGATGATTCCGAGACGGTCCATGTCGGGGTTCCCTTTCATGCAGAAACCCCGCGCACCTAATTTGGTGGCGGGGGTTTTCTGGGGGTTGTTTAGAAGTTGTTTAGAAGTAGAAGAGGGTGTCGCGTTCGATGAAGAAGTCGATCGCTGGATGTCCTGTGGCGAACATCCACGAGATGAGTCCGGTGAGGGCGACACCGCCGAGGAGTCCGGTTCCGATCGCCCCCGCTACTCGTTTGGTCATGACAGTCTCCTGACCGTGACGCGGGAGGTGTCGATGAGGTGTTTGCGGCCTTGGTCGTCAGCTACGGTGAGGACGGTTCCTGCGGTGAAGAGGATGGTGGCGTTCCAGCCGGCGGGGCCGCGGCTGGAGATGTGGATCCTGTTCATGGCCGGTCACCAGGGATCCGTGGTGGTTTTGGCGTAGCGTCCACCGCCGCAGTGCCGCTTGCACTTGTACAGCTTGTGTGGCTTGCCGTCTTTCATGACGGTCTTCGGGGTGCCGTCCGCGTTCTTCACCATCTGCCAGTCAGCCCCCGCCCCACCGGAGCCGGTGGCGCAGGCGTGTTTGTAGATCATGCCGTGGCCGGTGCCGTGGTTGTCGCAGTGTTTGGGTGCGGCGTCTGCGACGGCGGGTGTGAGGAGTGCGAGGGTGAGGGCGGCTGTGATGGTTGCGATGGTGTTGCGTAGCATGGGTTGGCCTCCTGTTGGGGGTGGGCCGCTCGGCGGGGTTGGTTTCTCAGGCCTTTTGCCCCGCCGAGCGGTGTCTTTTCGATAGGCCCAATTTATAGAAGCGTCGCTTTCATGTCAAGCAGTGCTACGATTTTGTTGTGGACGACGACCTCAAAGCCTGGCTGCTCGAAAACCGCGCCCGCCGCGTAGCCGCGCTCGACACCGTTGAACAACTCGACGCGGAACTCACCGAACGAGTACGGCAAGTACTTCATGAGGGGCGTGCCACCGCTGCCGAGATAGCTGATGCTTTAGGTGTTACCCGGGCCAGGGTGTATCAGATCAGGGATGGTCGCCGCTAAACCCACTCGATCTTGTTGTAGCCGTCTCCACCGTCGCCAGCGTCAGTACCCCCGGTGTTTATGCTGCCGCGAGACCCGTTACCACCATTCCCGGCCGGCCCGCTGCTGGTGCCTGCGCTTGCCGAGTTGAAGCTGTTGTCATTGGAGAGCAAGCCACCAGCGCCGCCGCCTCCAGCGCCCGCGCCGTTCGTGCGGCTCTGCCCGCTAGTTGGGCTGCTGCCGCCGTTGCCGCCGTTGCCGCCGGTATATCCCGTTGCGGACACTCCTGAAATGATTGCCGTTCCCCCGCTGCCGCCATCGCCGCTGCCAGAAGAATTGGTGCCCCTCTCACCGGCTTGTCCGCCGCCCGCCGATAATGAGACGCTGCCAGAGCTGAACGTGGACGCACCACCGGGAGTTCCGTCGCGACCATTGCTTGAAGAAGAAGCCCTGGCACCGCCGAGACCTCTGAGTCCTCGGGTAATCGAGTATGTAGAGCCGAGTGATGCTCTCGGTATCCATACGCGTGCGATGAACGCGCCTCCGCCGCCGCCACCGCCGCCATAGCGGTAGCCGGAGTTGGACCGGCGGCCAGAGCCGCCACCGCCTCCGGCGCCACCAAGGGTGATGTAGCAGCCGGATGCGCCATCCGGGACCGGTTCGTCGGTAAGGTTGACGTTCTCCAACGTGAACGGTGTGAACGTGGGCCACACTTTGTCGTAACTTGTGCCGTTCCACGTGTACAACTCAGCATTGACGAATGCTGTCCCGTTCCACACCTTGAACCCGGACGGGTCGACGAACGCCGTGCCGTTCCAAACTTTCACGACACCACCACGTACAACACACCCGCCGTGCCGGTACCAGGAAGGGTGGTGCCCATCCACATCCCGGACGCGCTGCCGGATTTCTGCACCGACGAATCCGCTTTACCCAGTGAGGTTTGCACATCCGAAGCCAGCTTCGATTTCGCAATCGCCGCGCCGGTATTGATCTTCGCGTTGGTGATCGCACCGTCCTGAATCTTGGCCAGGGTCACCGAGTTGTCCAAGGGTGTCCGCTGGTCCGACAGGCGCGAATCATTACCAACACACACCGTGGAACCACTACTACCCACGGGGATGCGATTAATGCTCAGCGTGCCCGACACCACATCGGAAGCATCCACCTGAACATCCAACTCGTTGGTCGCGTAGTAGTCCACGATCTCGTGGATCTTGTTGTCCAACTCCGGCTGCAAAGCCTCCAGGGCTGCATCGTTATCCGCCGCGCCAGCAATAGCCGCGCCAGTAGAGGTGACATCGGTAACATCGGCCAAAACGTGGTCGTGGGCGAGGTCGGCCTTATCGTCCAGCCCCTCATGCGCCCCTTCGATACCGTCCTCGATGTGGTTGAGACGGTCCGCCGACAACGGGGTGTTCGTCGAGGGAACGTTCTCCCACGACTGCTTCGAATAAGCCATACCAAACCCCCTCCTAGGGTTGCGCCCGCAAACCCCTCGGCACCAGGCACGAATAACCGTCACCCGGAAGCACCGCGAGGGCGGTGTTGATCATTTCGGTGATCGCCGAAGACCGATCCAACACGGTCGCCGGGGGCTGCCCCTCGGCGGTGACCTCCCACCCGCCGACCACGCGGGCGGCCTGCACAATCAGCGTGCCGTCACGGTCAAACAAGCCCATCATGTCGTTGCCGAATGCGACGATCTGATGATCAGTTTTGATGTTCAAAACAGTTCCCCTATCCAGGATTTCAGGCGACTATGCGGGGCGTCACGGAGATGCTCGCCCCCGTACCGGACACCTCCACGTCACCGTCGTCGAAAGCTTCCGAACCGACGAACGTGCCCGACGAGCTGGCCGACCAGATGCCGCCCTCCACGTAGGTGCCTGCCGCCACGGAGATTTCAACCTCGTCGCCGGTGTTGGTGCCCGAGGAGCCCGACGTCCACGACGTCTGCTCCCGCGCATATCCACCACCCGTGGCTTCATTCGCCCCTGTGGTGCCAGCAGCTCCGGTATGCACACTGATCCAGTCACCGAGACCGGCGACGGCATCCGACGCCGCCTTGTGAGTTGCATTGGGAATGCCCATGATTGTTTCCTTTCGAGTTATGCGGGATTGAGCGGGACCGCCATAGCGGCCCATGTGCCCGACGAGCTTGTCGCCGTGAAGTTCGTGGCCGTCGTCGCGTCGCTGATGGTCAGGATCGGGAATAGGCCCGAACCCGAGAACCGGTTCGTTCCGCCAGAGGGTGTAAACGTCCGGTTCCCTATGTTGGCGAACGAAACGACGACTCGGCCGCCTTCTCCCGGGGCGGACGCCGACAGGCTTGCCGAACCACTGTTTCCGTATGACTTCTGCACGGTGCCGGTGGTGGTCGCGTTCAGATACGAGGCCGCGACAGCGCCCACCCACCCGAAGCCGGTGGGCTTGTTGACCGTCACCTGCTTGGACCCGCCAGCGACATCATGAATGACGTACAAGTGTTGGGAACCACTGCCAGCGTTATTGTTTAGGGCCTGGCTGCCGATAAGTGTCATCGCTGATCCGTCGTAGGTGACGGAGGCGATCGTGTCGCTGCCCTGTACAACCAGTGACACCAGTACCGACGCTCCGGCGGTGGCCGTGTGGTTGAACGAGATCGTTGATATCGCTTGCTGGGACATGGTTACCGCGTCGAACGCCACCGGATCAACACCGTCATTACCCTCTGCGTCCATGCCGATTTCCGGGGTCAACGTCAGCTCGAACTCGCGGTAATACCGCTCCGCGCCGGACATTCCAACCCGTGGGAACAGTTCGATCCCGAAGCCCTTCGTGAACCCGAGTGCGGTACCCATGCCGACTTGCGGGTCCAGTTCGATACCGAACGACCGCGCAAACTTCGGCGCGGCCTCGAACCCCAGGCTCGGCGTGAACGACAACCCGAAACCGGGGGTCTGCGCGCGCGGCGTCGGGAACAGCGACACCGACGGATACAAATCCTCGGACGGAAACACCGGCTCGAACGCCGCCGGACCACGCATCGCGATATATGGCGCGAACACCAGGCCGAACGACGCCTTGCTGTGGCTGGCCGCCCCCATCCCCAGCGAAACCGGCACCGACAAACCGAAACTCGCACGGTTGTGCGCCACGGCGGACATGCCGATTTCGGGGGTGAGGGTGACGCCGAACTCTTGTTTCGGACCGCCGTAGCGGAATCCCACCTCCGGGGTGATGGTGACGCCGAATGAGACGTGGGACTCAGCCCACCAGCCAACAGTCACGCTTATCCCCCAATCTGCAAGTTCACCGCCATGCCAGCCCACCTGTTCGGCTGCGACGAGGTGGCGCTCACCGTTCCCGTCCTCGTGGTTGTGTTGACACACAGGGGCGGGGCGATCCCCGACTGCTCCGCGCGCAAGCGCGCCCCCAGAATCGTTGTCAGCTTGTGCGACGACACCCCCCCGGCCCCGGCCGAGAACGCCTGCAGCGTCACCCCGCTCGGTACCGTCACCGACTGGCTGTGCGCGGTGCCGTTGCCGTGGGCGAACGTGGGGGTTCCCACGGACACAACATCGTTGAATGAAATGGCATACGCACTCACCCAGCCCGGGCCGGTGGCCTTCATCTGGCGAGCAACGCCGGAGCCTGCGTTCTCCATGCGGAAAATCGCCAATCCTCCATTCGCCGGATCGCCATTGTGCGAAACGGACCCGAGAAGTACACCGCCGGCGCCGCCATACGTGGCCGACGGGGCTGAGCCCGCGCGGTCCCACGCCACCACCGCGAACACCGTGGCCCCCTCGGAGGCCTTGAAGTTCACAGTGGCGCTACCGACACCAGCCCCGGCCGACGACACGGCATCAAACCCAATATCCACCGGCTCCGGCGGCACCGGCCAGTTTTGGTCATTCGTAATCGTTCCGGGATACAGATACTCCGCCACCCGCACCCAAATTCGCGTGTAGCCCGCGGCCGGGGGGTTGGAGGTATTCGAGTTCTCGTGCAGCGTGAATGTCGCACCCGAGTCCCGCTCAAAGAAAATCGTGGACGACCAGCCACCCGAAAAAAGTCCCGGATGCCCGAACCACGTTCCGAACGACTCTATCCCGTACCCGTAGTAGTACTCGGAAGGAATGTAGAACCCGTTCGCGTACGGGTCCCACCCTGTGGGATGCTTCCAGAACGTTGACAGCCACGCGTCATACGACTCGGGCGACAGGCCCATCGCGTTGTCCCGCAACGCCTCCGCGAACTTCGTGTAGTCGTTGATGTTCGTCGCCAGCGCGCCGGCAGCGTCGAGGAAGTTCGGGTTGAACGTGTCAGCGATCGACGCTGGGGGTGGAACTGGACCGATCGGCGGCCATGACGTTTCCGTCAGCCCAAGAGGGTCTATGATGTCTTCTTTGAAGATCTGCTTGATCGGCCGATGGGCCGGGTCAACGATCTCCAGCACCATGCCGATCAGTGCGAAATTCGAGTTCGTATACAGATAATCGGTGCCGGGATAGAAATTTGACGGCCCCTTCATCGTTGACAGGAAGTCCTTCGCGCCCGTCCATGGCCACGTCGGAAACAGCGTGACCCAGAGCGCGTTGATACCCGCCGTATACTCCGCGATACCCGACCGCATGGACAGCATGTGCCCCATCGTGATCGCCGTGCCGTTCGGAATCCCCGGAACGTACTGCTCCAGCGTGTCATCCAGGGTGATCAACCCCTTGTCGACGGCCTGGAAAAACGCAATCGCGGTGAACATCTTCGTGGAGGAACCCATGCGGAAGTGGTCATCCAACGTCAACGGGCGAACCGTGCCGCCCACGGTGGTGCCATACGCCTTCGCATAGTTCCCGCGCGGCCCGGTGATCTGCAACATCACCCCCGGCTGGCCGGTCTCCGCGCGGGACTCCTCCACAATCAAATCCACCATCGCCTGATCCTCCGGCGACAACAAATCACCCGCAGCATGCGCGGGAGTGGTGAACTCGTAGGTATCCGACGGGTCCGACAACCAGCCAGCGTTGTCCACCGTCTTCACATAGAACTCGTACGTGGTGTTCGACTTCAAACCGTTCGTCCCATACGGCGGCAACACCGGGTCGGGATTCAACTGAACAAAATCACCAGGGGCGTCTTTCTCTTTCGCGTAAACGAAATAGCCTTTGATTGTCATACGTCAGTAGCTCCAGACCACGTGATCGTGATAGTGCTGAAAGTTGAATCGACCAGCTCCACCAACGTCGGAGCAGTGGGGGGCGTCAAATCCGGGTCAGGGTCAGGCAGCGGGTCGGGCCGGAAGAACACCCAGCCGCCACCAGGAGCGCCATTTCCGCCGGACTGAAAGGCCGCCAACGAGCCCTTGCCGCCGTTACCGGCACCACCAGCGGGCGCACCGTGGCCGCCCATGACCTTCTGGTCAACGCCGCCCACATAGTCCTGCTCGTTGAACGTGAACGTGCCCGGGCCTCGGCCAACAGGTTTCGACAGAAATCCTTCAGTGGTACCCGCCGAGCCGCCCTCGGCGACAATGGAATACGTGTCACCCCCGGGCGTGGAGATAGACAACGTGGTGTTACCGCCGGCCGCGCCGTCACCCGGACCGCCCACGCCACCAGCGCCCGGGTCGAGGGTGATGATGGCGTTGTCGCCGAAATGCTCACCGCGCACCCATGTGGTGGCGTTGAACTTCCCGGGCTGGCCTGCCTGACCGTTGATGCCCAACGCCCAGCCCTGCGCGCCACCACCACCGCCACCGACCGCAACCGGGTCGATGTAGTTCACCCAGTTCGGCACCGGGAACACCGTGGCCGCGGTACCAAGATAGATTTTCATCGGGTCGTGGTGATCACCGCCGGAACCCGTATCCACGGCGATACTCACCCACGGCACATCGCCCGAGCGGGTCACCGACGCCTTCACAATCGACGACGGCGGGCTATCCGGCGACGTGTTGTTTCTGGTGGCCGCCAGCGACACAATCTGCGACGTCGGATGATTCGGCAAGTCCGCCACACGGCCACGCACATAATGCGTACCGCCCACCGGGACAAGCTCATAGGCGTACGCCTCAGACGCCACCACGGGAACCGGGTCATCCAGCTCGTAGGAGATGAACTCCCCGGGCGCGGCCGTGCCGCCCAAAAGCCCCACGATGTTCGGGGAATGATGCACCAAAGTCCAGTCGCCCGACGTCAAGTCGACCTTCCAGATGTTGACGTAGAACTCGGTGATGCCTGAGAGGCCGTAGCCGATCCACGACACCACGCCCAGGGGCATCGACTCTTCGATCAGGTCAACACCGATGAGTGAGTTGCTCTGCGTAGCTTCAAGCCACGTGGTGACGTTCGACAACGGGAAGTTGGACCGCTCAGAAGGCAACAACCCACTATCTACCGGCTTGTTCGTCCTGATGCCGAGAACATCCCACGAGAACAACCCCAAGCTGGCGCGCGACGCGATCTCCTGCAACACGTTGAACAGGTCCGCGATGCCCGCACCAACACCGGGAAGGCCTACCAGGCCGCCGACGATGCTGTTGACGATGTTCTCGATGGTTTCCCGAAGATTCTCCGGGCCAAGCATCCCCGCGATTGACTCCGGGGAGATGTTGCGCAACGCGTCGAACAGGTCCTCCAGCGTGTTCTCAACCGTCTGCACACCGCCGCGGATCGCCGACACCACCGTGTCAATCGTCAACTGAACACGCGCCAACAAGGTTTGCAAAATCTCCGGCAAGCCCTCAACCCACGACTGCTGAATAACACCGGTCTGCTTGACCTCGGCGTCATCCCACCAGAACGTGCCGCCAGTAGCGTCTTCCGTGACGACGAACCGGGTTTGCACGCCAGTCACCCCGGCGGGTACCCGATACTCCCCTGACAACTCCTTACCGGGCCACGCCAAATCTTGATCCTGCGGGGCGTACGCGTTCAAATCCACAGGGGCCTGTGCAACGCCGTCGATGTACGGCACCACCTGCAACCGGATCGGCGCGCCGGTACCCACATAATCCTCGTGAGACACGAACACCCGAGCAGTGATCGTCTGCCCTTCGCTGACCGCGAAGAAATCATCCGCACCCTGCCCCGACCGCAGTGCCTTCAACGTGCCGTCGGCAATAACCTTCGCCGCTCCCGTACCATCACCGCTGCGAGAATGCGACGGGTCCACAACCCAATCCGCGTTCTCGCCCACCGACCCCTCAGGGAACTTCGGGGCAGGCAGAATGTTCGGCGTCTGATTCGAGATGCCACCGATAGGCAGGATCGTCAACAGACTGGGCAGCAGGTTCCGCAGCGGCGCAAGGATGATGTTCACCAACTGCGCCGCAGCCTGAATCGGGTTGAAGCTTGGGCTGTTGAAGTCGATCGACTGGAAGAAGTTGCGGATGTTGCCGAAAAACTGGGTCAGTTCCTCAATTCCGCCACCAACAAGACCCGTGATCGCCTCGATGATGTCCCCGAGGATGGGGATGTTCAAGGCCCAGTCGCGCAGCTGGTCGAACGACGCTTCACCAGGGATGAACACCCCAGCAACAGCGCGCACCACCCACGCCAAAAACTGTTCAATGAACTGCTCACCAATCTCAAGCAGCTGCTGAACAGTGAACGGACGCTGCCACTGCAACGCCGACTGCTCCGGGTGAATACCCGGCTCAGACGGCACCGCATGCGCCCACTCCGGCAACGGATCAAACGATGACGTCATGACAGCGGAAGAACCTCAACCGAAAACATCGACGTGGAAGCGGAAGTCGTGTACGTCACCGAACCTGCTTGCCGTTCACACCGGAAATAGATCGTCGCCGGTGTACCGGCCGCCACACGGTCAAACCCATCCGATGAACCCGCCGCAGGTCCCGCCACCAGGATCAGCCGCTCCGATTGCGCCACACCGGGGCACCGGCCGATCACATTCCCGCCAGTCTCACCGTTCAACCGGGCCACCAGATCAACCCGCACATCCGCGCCCTCACCGGTGACCACCGTGTAGCCATGGACGCGTGGCCGCCAATCAAACGGCTGCGCCGGGATTGACACCTGAGCCAACGTCGAATTGGCATTACCCGACGCCGTATTGTTGATCGACGCCGGAACATACCGGTCCCCCACACGCTGCGCAGCTAACACGAACCCGTCAGCAGTCGAATTCACCACCGGGATCTGGCCCGCAACGGGAGACGGATCAACATCCGTCGGGTCCCACACAGCTTCACCGTCAGCACCCTTAGCGCCCGCATGCAACGCCAGGTTCAACCGGTACACACCCGGCGTGGATGTGCCAGGGGGTGTGATCTCGGTGAACGACGCCTCCGCTGGGGTTGGGTCGTCCGGGTCCAGCTCCGTCAGGTTCACTGTCGTATCGAACGTGGCCGGCACACCCGGATCACCCTTCTCAATCGCGGGCACACCAACACCGATACCGCCCTGCGGACGCAACTGAAGGATCGCCGCGCCAGCAGTCGGATCGACAGGAATCTCCACGATCCCCTCAAACAAATAGTGAGTCCCAGCGGGGTTCAAAGGCCACGACATAAGGGCACGCTCCATTCAAATAGGGCGAGTTGCAGAAGAAATAGGATTGGGGACGCCTTATCCCTGCGGTGACAGCGTGAGCACAGACAACGTTTCAAAAATCCCCGTGATGAACCGCTGATGCTTCGCCAGCGGAGCCTCCGACTTGCGTCCATCCCCCATTTGCAGGAGAACCTTCCGCTCATCCTGGGTAACCCGCCACATCACATTCTCGATGTAGTCAGTCACCATGCGGGTACGTGACATGAACACCAACGACATCAGACCGCCGCGAAAAACGTCACGACCCAACGCATACTGGGCACCGTTACGGAACTGCACCGTCGCCGTCGTCTTGCCCTGCGAATCAAACAAAGCGTTGATGAACGCGAACACCGTTTCGATGTTGTACGGTGCCGAAGCTGTCGGATAGAACCGCTCGATCGCCGGATGGTACGGGCCAACTTCGTCACGGCGGTCGTAATGCTGAATCAACTGGAACGCCAGGAAGCTGTTGTTCAGGAACCCCGACAGCAGATCGGACGGTATGCCGGTGAACCCGACGACGATCATCAGCGAGTCGATAAGCCATGCGAAGGTAGCATTCATGAGGTCGTTCAACCACTTTGGGGAACGCCCACCAATGATGTGCTGCCAACCCTCGGGGGTGTGGTCAGTGATCGTGCACGCATCGATACCGGTGTCCTCACCCGGCTCGGGCGCCACGAAATAGGCGTACGGCTGCTCAAAATCCACACCCAACGCGGGCGCATAAAACACGCCGTCCATGCCAGGAACCTGCTTGATGACAGGTTTGAAGATGTCCCCCAGCGACCCGCCAAGGTCAATCGTGGTGCGCAGCACCGAATCCAGCACGGTTTTCGTCGGACCAGTGATCTGCGACCGGTCCACTGTGGAAAACACGTAGGTAGGCTGGTCCAGGTTCGCCCACCTGTCAGGCTGCGGATCACCTGGAAGCCACAAATCCATGCGGGTATCCACACCGTACGACTGGGTAACGTCCTTGATGACGGCCTGAACGGTTTCCATCCGCACCGTCCGCGCCACCATCGGCGACGTGTCCAGCAGTGGATTGGTGCGTGACACATACACCGGGGTTCGCAGCATGCGGGTGAACGCCTGGACCGACAGCCCGTCACGCGACAGGGCTTGCAGCACGGTGCCGAACCATGCCCGGATATCCGGGTTTAACGACAGGCCGTTGTTGATGAACTCCAGCCACCCGGACTGCAACCGCAGAGCGCATTCTGCGACCATGTTCTCCACGACGGTTTGCAGCGCCCACACGAAGATCGCGTGCGAGAACGGCTGTGCCTGAATCGGCAGCCACCACGACGGCCAAATCACGTAGTAATTGAGGATGTCGCGGATACCGCGCAGTTCAGCGGTGCCGGTCCATGCGCTGTCGCGGTACTCGTAGGTGTGGTTCTTCGTGTAGAACGCATACCGCAAACCCGCGGTTTCGACGATGACACCGACCATCGTCTTTTTGCAGTCCATGAACAAAGGGATGAGAGGGCTGTTCCCTTTGAGGACGATCCGGCCGGTTTCAACATCGTTGCGCGGGTCAGCACCCGACGCCTCGATCAGGTCGCCACCGACAGCGCCCATCGGCTGCCAAAACTTGTCGCACACCGTGAACCGGAACGACGTGTCTACCTTCGATTTGCGTTCCGTCAACGCCCGCGCGGTTCGTGCGATCCTGTTCGGGTCGCCGGACTGGAGGGCGGATTGCCATGCTGCTGTTTCGCGTTCAAACTTCGACAACCGTCATCCCCTCCCTTCCTGGTTCACAGGCGCCACAAATTCACCCCTCACCGAGGTATCGGCCGGGGCTTGCCACTACAGGGGCTACATCGGGTAGCGGCGCAACGGAGTCCCCGAAAGAATCACCTTCGAGTCAGCGTTGCCACCAACAATTTCCGTCTTCACAAAGAACTGCTGCGCCGGTTCGCCAGGTGACTTCGCGGGGATCGCCGCGTTCTCACTGAACCGGCCCGACAGGTACTTATAGAAATTGCCCTGCGGGGGAACAATCCCAAACAGCGACCCAATCTGGTCGGTGAACGCGTTCCGCTCCGAGAAAAACGACAACAACGACTTCACCGCCTGCTGGAAAATGTTCAACTCCTGCGGCGACGGCGGCACCGACGTCAAATCCTGCACCAACGTCGTCTGTGAGCGCGGGTCGGTACGTAGGAACACAATCTGATTGGGCAGCAGCGGACCAAACTCCACATACTCATCCGCGCCGGGACCGTCATACAACCGGAACGTGCCCGGGCCAAACAAGGTCGCATCCCAATACATCGGCTGGTCACCAACATTGACCATCGACACAAACCCAGACTGCGTGACATTCACATTGTCGCCCGCCGAAACCTTCCGCACCGGAGCTGGTGTCGCCTGCGTGATCAACGCGCCACCGGCCTGCATACCAAACCCAATACCCCGATAATCCGGGCCAAGCTCGCTACCAGTGCCGGTTTCCTTGTGCGACAAGATCGGCAACCCATTGCGCAACACTTTGAACATGCGCGGATCGCCCTCATACCCGGCAACCAGGGTGAACTTCTCCCCAATCAGCGGGGCCACCAGAAGCGGCCGCTGAAACATCACCGTCTGCGAGAAGTTGTTGAACCTCGACAGCTTGATCCAGTTGCCCTGCACCCGCATGCGGATGCCATTACCGTCCCAGTCGCCGTTGCTGTCGCGGCCCATGCGAGCCCACAGGTCATTAGCCCCACTATCCGGCAGGCTCCACTCTTGGAACCCGCCGAGCACCATCGACACAACCTGATTGTCGGTGTCGGTGTCGAAGTCTTTGTACGGCCCGCACACCACCTCGCGGGTATCCGTTGTCAGCGGATCGTCCGGGTCGTCCCGCCACCTCGCCTGGTCACCATTGGCGTAGACGTACCCGCCGCCGTCACCCTCGTAGTACAGCGGCCAGTCCGCGCCGAGGTCCTGCGTGCCCGACGTGTCATAGTTGAACGTGTCGGTCATCGACTCATACTCGAACTGGAAACTCGCCGCGTAGTCGTAGGTACGCCAGAACCCCGAATCGGCCCGCAAACGCAGGCTTTCACGCTGCCGCTTGCCGATCTCCAGCGGTGCTTGCGGGGCGCCCTGGAACCACCTGACCGGCGCCCACCAATGACCCATGTCGTGGGTGAGGAAGTTCAGGGTGGATTCCTGTTTGGCGTCGATCGACGCGATCAGATCCCGGTAGACGCGGCGCGTCCACTTCGGCGACCGGCCACGGCACTCCACACCCATCTCAACTTCGATCGGGTCGTAGAGAGCATCAATGTTGGTGATGCCGTCTTCGGTAGCACCCTTTTGGTCGATGTGTTTCCACGGCGGGACCAGACCCTTAAGGGACGTGAGATGCACCATCTCGGGTGCTGTGACCCGCTCGGGGACCGCTAGCCCTCCCATCATGTGGAAGGTGATCGACTTGTCGTAGGCGTCGAGCCACATCATGGGTTTCTCACCCTTGGCAAGGTGGTACCAGCCGTGCGGGGTTACATCCGTTGCGGGGTAATGCTTCTTAGCCATTTACCCTCCCGGCATGACGTACTGGTTTTGCAGGTGATAGGCGATGTCGCGGCCGGTGCCGTCTTCGGTGGCACGCTGGTTGTTGACCGTGATGTTGGTGTCGCCCTGGTTGACTTGGGTTTGGCCCTGGCCTGTGGCTTGCGGGTCGATGTCCTTGCGCTGCTGGGACGCCTGACCGGCAAGGTTCGGCAACGCCGGGGCCGCACCCGCCAAACCACCCGCAATGCGGGTGATCCAGTTGTTGTTCGCCAAATCCGATCCACCCGTGGGCAGAAACGTTTCCATCAACCCTTGGGCGCCGATCGCGGCGACCTGGCCGCCGTACTCGATGGCACGGTTGATCAGCTTCACCCCGGTCTGAGCGGCCTGACCCGCGCCGGGTGCCATCGCGTCCAACGCCATCCCGCCGGCCTGCACCGCCATTCCGAGCGCGCCGCCACCGTCCATGCCGATCCCACCGGAACCGGACCCGGCGTACGGTTCAACACCGCCGTAGCGGGTTGAGGCGAACGGCGCCGCCTGCGGGGCGCCAGCGCCCATAAACGGCAGCGCGCCGCCGCCGCCGAACGCGGGCGGTCGCGAGTTGACCGTGATGCCATAGGGCGCCGTCGAGCCGTTGGTGATCACCTCCCACGCGCCGAGCCCCTGCGGCGGTGTGCCGTTGTAGCCGTAGAACGCCGTACGGTCGGCGACCGCCATCTGCTGCTCGCGCGTGGCGAGGTGCGGCATCGGCGCGAATTCCTGCCCGCCGTACGCATTCCACGTTGACGGCGAGAACTGAAGCCCGCCGTAGTGCCCGTTTCGCCCGGTGTCGGCGTTGGCCCAGTTGCCGCCCGATTCCTTGGCGGCGACCGCATCCCAGTTGAACCCGCTGAGTAGCGTGTTGCCGTTGACAACGTTGACCGGCACCGGCCCGCTGCCCGAGCCACCGGACAACTGACCGTCGGCGGCGATATGCACGTGATCGTCGTGACGCCCAGCCTGCCCGAGCGTGTAGAAGTCGCCGAACTTGCCGACGCTCTTGCCGTTTTTGATGTTCGAGGCGAACCCCGGCGAATCGTGAATGAGTTCGAGCAGGCTGCTGCCGTAGTTGGCGGCCATGTAGTCGGCGAACGCGCGCATCGCCTGCGGGCTACCGGAGTAGTCACCAGCAAGTCCCTTGCCATGGTATCCGTCATCACCGGGGCGAGTTCCCGACGACTTGGTCAGGCCGAACTGGGCTGCTATCTGGTCGATCTGACTGATGCTCAGCGGTGTACCGGCACCCATCTGCCCGCCGAACGCGTACGGACCGGTCGCACCGGCCGACGGGTAAGAACCCCGGTCGTACTGGTTGTTCTGGTACTGCGGGCCGAACACTCCCTGCGCCCCAAGGACACCCATCAACCCGTGCCCGCCCTGGGTCGGGTTATAGGCCGAAATGGCCTGCAACTGCCCCAACAACGGTGCGGCGGCAAGGTTCGCCACGAACTTCGTGATGTTCTCCGCGATCCCCGCCAAACCCTTCGAGATACCGAAATCCTGATCAAGCTTGGCGCCGATCTGCCCCAAATCCTTGGCATGCTGATCGGTTTGCTTCGTCAACTTCTCGTACTGATTCGCCCGCGCATCCGACATGCGCATCTCGGCGGCCTGAAGGTCACGTTCCGCTTCGATCACATCGTTACGGGCCTTGAGCCGGTCCTCTTCGGTCGCCTCGGTGGACTGCTCCAACTGGGCCGCGCGGGCACGCTTCTCCGCCAGTTTGTGGCGGGCATCCAGATACGACGATTCAGCGGAGAACACGGCAGCGTCCTGCGGCATGCCAGGAATCCCCGGCGGCAACGTCGTGTCATACGGCAACACCGGTGCATCCGGCAACTTCGGGCCAGACGACGACGACCCGCCGGCACTACCCGCAGCGCCCGGAAACAGATCAGCCAACGGACCATCATGACCCGCATCCGCAGCGGCACCAGGACTCCGACCATGCGGGCCATTTCCCCCACCGACACGCGTCGATTGCCAGTCAGGAGTGTCAGGACGACCCGGAACGCCCCACGGCGCAGTGAAACCACCGGCCCGCTGCCACGCTGTAGGATCGTCCAACAGATTCATCAAAATCTCGTCTGGGCCAAGCTTCGGTGCGAGATAGGTGCGAATCCACGCCTGCCGCCGCCGCAACTCTTCGGGATTATCAGCCGCCTGCCGCTCCCACTGAGCTGGCGTCAACTGCCCCCCAGGACCGCTGTAGTACGGGTCGTTAAACCGAGAGTCCTTGATAGCTTCGTTCACCTGATTGATCACCGGCACCAGCGCGAGGATCGCCCCAGCCGCGCCAGCAGCCAAACCAGGCATCCGCTTCAGATGGTTGTTCGCACCAGCAAGCGAGGTAACGAGATTCCCCACCGTAGAAAGCACACCAACGGACTTCCACGCAATGAACGCGGCCGCGACGGTCTCCACGCCGATTCCCATGTCGCTGAGGACATCTACGACCTTGCGGATCGTATTCCACAAATCCTGAGCTGTATCAACAGCGTCTTCAAACACACGCTTGATGTCGTCCTTGTGGGCAACGATCCACGCGTTCAAGTCATTCAGCTTGTCGGTCACGTTGTTGATCGACTTGGCAAGCGCCCCGGGACCCTCAGTAGTGTCCAGCGGGTCACCGAACAAAGCCGAAATGAAGTTCGCACCAACACGACCCACAGCGGCGTTCATGTTCGACAAGGCGCCGTCAACGGTGTCGGCCAGCTTCTTCGACATGCCACCGAACTGGCCCTCAATCGCCTGCACAAGCATGCCGAACGAAATTGTGCCGTCCTGCGACATCTTCTGAATCTCGGCGCTCGTCAGGCCGAACTCTTTCTGCAACGCCGCCTGAACATTGATGCCACGCTCATTGAGCTGCAACATCTCTTCGGCCTGCAGCTTGCCCTTGTTGAACACCTGGTTGAAGATGACGGCCAGGTCGCCGAACTTCTGGCCTGACGCACCGGCCGCGTCCGCGATCGCCGTCAACGCCGCCTGCAACGGGCGGCCCTGCTTCACCCCACCGGCAAGGAACTGAGTAGCCGCCTTTGCCGCCTCATCCAACGCAATCGGAGTCCCAACAACCACCTCGTTGATATCCGACATGATCGTCTTAACCTGCTCGGCGCTGTTCCCCATCGCGGCAAGACGGTGCGACGTCGCATCAAGAGACTTGTACCTGTCGAAACCCTTGAACAGGGCAACACCGGCGGCGCCGATGATTCCTGTCGCGGCGGCCGTGAACGCCGTGCCCAACGCGCGGCCAGCCAACGCGCCAGCCTTCGACGCCGCACCCTCATACCCCGACAGGGCAGACGAAAACCGGCCCGACACAGGCAACGACGACGCAAGAGACGAACCAAACGACGAACCAAACCCCCGGCCCGCCGACACACCATTCGCCGCGAACCCATCCACAATGCGAGAACCCGCGGCCTTCGTCGCACGATCAACCTCACGCGACAACTGCTCACCAGCATTACGCCCAGCGGCAGCAGCTTCCTTGGTGACGTTCTCGCCGATCGCGCGGCCAGCAGCCGAACCGCCACGCGCCCCAGCCGCCTCCATCTCACGCTCAATGTTCTTCGCCGCCACCGCAGCAGCACGCTCATCAAGACGAGAAATAATGTCCACGTAGATCGGCATCAGACACTCACCTCCCGTCACCAGCCGAACAGATCGGCCTCAACCTCACGCTGCAACTCGTGCGCCTCAACCGACGCTTTCGCTTTCTCCAACCGATCAACCGGGTCCTCGAAAGCGAACGGCTCATACGCCGCTTTACGGCTCTTCGACGCATGGAATGACGCCCTGAACCGGGCGATCTCGTTGTATGTTTCCGCCGCTATCAACTCCGACTCAGACCAGCGGCCCCCGCGAACAGCCCGCGCCACCGCGCCATTGACCGGCGCGAAATCCACATACAACTCGCGAACATGTTCTTCAGGATTGTCCACGAACCGCACCCCGAACAGGTCCAGCAACTCCAAACTGGACAGCCTGCCCTGATGCCAATCGGCGACGCTCAGCCCGAAGAACCGCCGCAGATCACTCGCTATCTGTCTCGGGTACAGTCTCCAGAACCACTGAGCTTCCATCACTTTTCGAGTCGGACTCAGCTCGTTCCGCGATCGTGAAGCCCTGCTCGGTCCACGCCCGCCACACATCCCGGGCACCAGCAGCACGACCACCGATCTTCTTCGACCGCAGGACCTCGTAGTTGTCCATGCCCAGCACGACCTGAACGATCCGCACCTCACGCGGCGGCGATACACGCTTACCGTCCTTGTAGTACGGGGGGCCTTTCACCGCGCCGGGACGGGTCTCCGCCGGCAGGACCATCTCGTTGCCGTCGCGGTCCTTCACGGTCTGCTCAGGGATGTACAGGTCAGGCTCCCGGTCATAGGTTTCGATCTCTTCGAGGTACGCCTCGTAGGCTTCCAGCGCATCATCGTCGAGCATCCGCAAGTTGGGGTGCGGGGGGATCGTCATGGTGCTGCCGTCGTCGAACTGAAGGACACGATCAGCGAATGGTGAGTCGAACTCGGTGGCCTGTTCACGCGCGGCGGCACCATTGTTCTCGGGTTTCTTCACAGACATCAGGGGCTTCCTTCAAAAAGGGGTTGATACAGGGGCGGTGGGCTGGCTTTGTGTGGTGCCTGCCGGGTGGGTGCCAGCCCCAAACCAACCCACCCGGCAGGACGACTTACCGGCTAGCTGCCGTCCGAATACTGCGCAGCCCAACCCGGGCCGCCCATCCACACATAGAAGTAGCCGGGAACCAGAGCGATCGTCCCCGCCGGGTCGGGCCGCATGAAGTACTCATTCGGCAACACCTTGTACGTCAGGTCAGCCGCGTCCGGGTCGGTCTTGGAACGCTGCTTCGACGCCTGGTCGTCCAGCTTCACCGCCGGGTAACCCTCAGCGCGGTAAATGAACCCGCCCGAGGTGCGGCGCGCGTACAGCAGCAGCAGCTGGTACTCCGCCGAATCCGCGTCCAGCAGCGGACCCTCACCGTAGTCAGGGGTACCCGGAAGAGCCACCAGCGGATTACCGGCGTTGTCACACAACGGCAACTCCGACTCCAGCCGGTGAATCAGAGGATCAGCCGTACCGAGCGCCACGAACCGCACCGAGTACGACTTTTCCGTCACCTCAGAATCGACCGGGAACTTCGACTGCAACACCATCAGATCGTCAGAGGTGACGTCCGGTTCACGTTCCGCGCCACCATCCTCGGGGTTGCAGCCGATGTGCCACCAGCCCTCATTCGGATCGGTGTTGTACTCGTACTTGCCGTTCACCTTCCGGCGGATGAACAGGTCGTCGCGAAGCTTCCCGTCCTGCGCAAACGGCGACCACTTCACCGTCACGCAATCATCCTCGAACGGCGACATGTCCGTCGCGGCACCGCGGTTGTCGCGGATGAAAACCGCCTGCAGGCCGCCACGCTCGATGAACGGCTTGTGAATGTCAGTGAATCCGCCGGCGCTCCAGTCGGTGCCGGTCAATGGCTGCGTCATAGGGACGCTCCTCTCATTTGGATAAGGGACCGGATTGCGAAAATTTCCGGCGAACAAAAAGGGACCCGGCACTATCCGCCAGGCCCCTTGTCAGGGCTGAAACCTTCAACTAGATGTACTGAACACCGATCTCGTAGCGGCCCACATGCCGCACCAAGTGGCCGTCGTCGTCATACTCGACAAGGACCGGTTTCATCAGCACACGCGCATAGTCGATACGCGCAACAACACCACCGCCGACCGGTATCTCCGTCAGCGGGTTAACGACGAGCTCCAGCATTCGTTGGTGCGTCAACTCGGCCTCATTCTCGGCGGCCTCATCAGACGCCGCGAACGTATGCACCGACACGACAGCCACATCGCTGCCTTCCTCGGGAACATCACGCCCATCGACACGACGCACCACACGGTGCGGCAACGGATCACCCGACAAACGGCGAGTGGAAACCTTCCCCAAAGGGGACAGCCACGCCACCAGTACACGGTGGATACTCGGCGCTGAATCAGTCGCCATACGCGTTGCCGCCGAACTGTTTAGCTGTCTTCTGGGCAGGCGCGTACTCGTCGTTGTGCGCCGACCCGAACTCCACGAGATGCGCTTGCGGATCAGTCGCGCCGACCTTCCCGCGACCCTTGTTCGTGGACCGTTCCGTCACCTGAACAGAATCACGGTAAGCGCCGGTGCCCACGGGAGAATTGTTCTTCCACGCGGCAACAACCTCGTCCATGAACTCGTTGACGCCCTGATTCACCTCAGGCAGTTTGTCGAAATCGTCCAGCCGCACACCGAACTTCGCCAAAGGGTTCTTCCTCGTTGGACCGTTAGCCACGATTCATCACACCTTCCGAAGTTCTGCCACCAAACCCGGCGCCCAACCGTGAAAACCCATGTTCCAGTCACGAACCGCAACCACATCGAACACATCCGGCCCGTACCCCACACGGTCTTTCACCTTCACCGGTGAACCGGGCGGCAAGTACAGGTCAACATCGATCGTTTCGGTCTCCACAATCGAATACGTCCCCACCACCTGCACATGCGGGGCAAGTTGGATCACTGGAACAGACACCCCAGAACCGAACTGGGGAACCGTGTTACCCAAACCATCCGACGAGTCACCGACGTGCGGATAGTGCGTCACCGTGTACGCGGTTGGAAACGTCATAGCCGGTGAATCGTGATCGTAGGTGCAGGGTTGGCGAACCGTTTCGCATCTTCCAACTCGTCCCGGGTGAACACTGCCGTCCCGGACACCCACTCTGCGTTCCGCTGGGTGAACGGCCCTGCCGTCAGCGATACCGCCTGCGATGAAACCGAACCCGGCGTCACCGTAAGGTGACGTGCAGCGACCGCAGCCACGAACTCTGTTACAGAGTCGGGCACACCTCCGCCAACATATTCGACGATCACCACTGTGCCGGTAACGAGTGAACACCCATTTCGGGTGACATCCACATAGTTACCGTCTTGGTTGAAGTCGACTTCTTCTCCACCGGTAAGCGTGACTGCTTCGACTTCATCCACCACGCCAGGCAGCCACACGCGCCCATTGACGACCTGCGCCCGCACCCGAGTGGCCCCGGTGGTGAACACCCGCCCGGTGACGCGCTGGAAGGTGTCACTGACACGGCCCAGCACGCCATCCACACGGGAAGACTGCTCCGGTGTTAGCGCTGCGGCGCTCGGCAATCCGAGCGCCGCAGCAACGTCATCGGCGGTAGCAAGCAACATCGCTGTGGCTAGCTGCCCGTCTTATTGAAGACGACCACACCAGTCGGGCGAACAACCTTGCCGCCGTACACGTGCAGAGCGCGGATACGGTCAGAGAAGCTGTCCTGGTCGCGCAGCGCCTCGACGGTGTCGATCTGCGACACATACGCAGCAGCCGACGGATGGAACGCGACGAACTGCTCATCGTCAGTGTCCCGCAGGTTGTTCGACTCCACGATCCGGGCACCCAGCAGGTTCCCGATGGTGCCCGCGCGCAGACCAGCAGCGTCGCCGGAGGTGTCCGCGCTGGTCAGCTTCGACCCGGACGACCGCAGCCAGTACGCCATCTCCGCGTTCACGACAACGACACGCCCCACGTTCGGGACGTTCGCCTTCGTCAGCTCCTTGAGCGCCTTGGCGATCAGGTCGAACGCATCATCAGCATCCGTAGGCGCCGAACCGGTAAGCGCGGTCCCGTTGTCCACCAGCATGTCAGCGATGAACTTGTCGGTATCAATTGCCAGGGCCGTGGCACCAGCACGGGTGTACGCCTCCAGCGAACCCGCAACCTGAACACGGTCGATGTCATCGACCAAGAAGTCGATCGACTTTTCCTGATCGATGAGCAGATCGACGCCGGTGTCGGAAATCGCGTCCGCCGAGGTCTGCCGGCCAGCGGCCTTGTAGTCCTTGACGGTAGGTGACACCACGCCGGCGATGTGGACCACGTTGCCCTTGTTTGCGATGCCTTCGTACTCGCGGTTGACGAGGTTGGCGAAAACGGTCTGGGCGGCCCACTCCTCCAGGAGCATGTCCGACCAGAGTTCTGGAATGAAGTTGTTGAAAGCCATTTTTGGCTCCCTTCTGTGTTAGTGGAGTTCTCCACGTAGATAGCTGTCAAGTCGGCCCTCTTCGCGCGCCTTCTTGCGCTCGGCAGGCGGCAGCGCCGCGTACTCAGCCGGGGTGAGAGGCTTCGGGCCTTCAACCTTCTTGTCTGATGTGACTTCCGACGTCGGCACGGCCGACGATGCCGTTTTGGCCTTCAGCGCTTCTTCGATCCGCTTGTTGACGAATTCGTTCCACCTGTCGGCGGATTCGCGCATCTCTTCCTCGGTATCGCCATGAATGAACTCCGGGTCGACTTTCGTTTCGCGCGCCACATTGCTGCGGATGCGTTCACGCTCAGCCGTCTCGAACTTTCGTTCCAGTTCTTCGATCCGGGACAGCGGGTCGTCGCCGATCTTTTCCTGCGACTCGCGCCACTTCTTGGCGTCCGCGAAGTTCTCCTTGGCTTGCGCCTCGTTCTTGCGGGCCATTTTCTTCCAGAACTCGACCGTCTCGGTTGGTTTCGGAGCTTGCGTGGGCTCCTCAACCGTGGCGGTTGCGTCCTGGTCGCCTGCCGGTTCCACTGGCTCCGTTACGGCGCTGTGTTCCGACGTTTCTGCTGTCACATCATCAGACATGAGGGTTTGTTTCCTTTGCGGATGGGTTTTCTTTGTGACATGCCCGTTACGGGCCATGTGTGCGTTATCCAGACCGCCGGGGGTCAGCGCTGGATGCTTCTGGGGCCTGAGAACTTCTGGTCACGCCATGCGAGGACGGGTCCAACCTCGCCGTGCTCCCGAGTGACGATCAACTTTCGGTAGTCAACGGCGCGTCCGCCGCGATCCGCGATACTCGCGAACGCCTTCACCTGGTCATGCGTCTCGTTGAGAAGCTCCGTGCTGATCGTGTCGAAGTCCATCCCCGGCGGGATCACGTCAATATCGCAATCACAGCCCGGATGAATGGGCATCAACGAGTTTTTGCGGTACCGCATGGTTGATGCGATGACGCACAGCGCGCAGTTCTCGTTGCCGGTCAAGACGCGGCGGTAGAACTGGACGCCGCTGCGGGCGAACGACGCCCTAGCCTGGTGCGTCTTTGCAAGTTGCAGGTCGGTGCCCGCCAGGTTCTCGATACGACGCTGACCGGCCCGGAGTGCCGCTGCGACGCTCTTACCTTCCGACAGTGCCGTACGTGCTGTGATCACAGGTCGCGCGTACACATTCTCCGACGGCACACCGCGAATCTTGGAGACCTCGACGGCCTGCACCGGTGACTGCTGGGTGACTTCTGCGATGTAAACCGAAGTCATGGCAGCCATCGACTCTTGGGCCGCTTGGACAACCGGTGCCACCGAAGATGTCAGCTCTTGCAGTCCACTGTCAGACAGCGTTACCGATGTCCACGCTGCGGACACATATTCGAGCAGTCTGCGCCTCAGTTCAGCGGTCGCAGCCGCATACTCAGCGTGATCCATCTTCCTGGGGACGCTGCACCGGATTGCCGGCGAACAGGGTTATCTGCTCACGCGCCCTATCAAGATCGTCCTGCTTGATCTGATCGGCGTTGTAGTTCAGGATGTTCCGCCGGATAGACGCCCACGACTCGCCGGCCGCCTTAGCCAGAGATGCTGCGGAATACTTCTCCCCCAGCGTCACACGGTCAGGCGACTCAAACGACACATCAACGGTGTCCTCAACCGATTCGCCCTCAATCTGCAACGCCTTAACCAAGATGGCCTCCAGGCCGATCTTCGCTATCGACAACCGATCCTCACACTTGAACAGGAAGCCCTTCTCAATGTTGTGCGCACCCTCAGCTGACTGGTTCGCGCTGTCCGGCATCAGCATCGGCAGCGGAGTCTTGGTCGCCGACGACAGCTGTCGAATATGCTCCTTGATCGCCGACAACATCGGAGTGAAGTCGTTCGCCTGGGACTCCCAGATATCAACCCCAGGTGGCAACTCCCACAACGCTCCCGGCGCGGCCTCAAAGATCGAGGCGTAGTCGATCGCGTTGCCGTTCTCATCGACCTTCGGCAACCCATGCTCCGTCGACTTCAACGCCCGCTGCCGGAAAGCCTGAATCGCCATCGTGGACAACAACTGAAGCTCAGCCCGGTTGATCCGGTTGATGATGTCAATGTGAGGCTCCACCTCGCCCATGCCATCAGGGTTCTGGTACACCACCACCGGCGGCGGCGAACCGGTCACTACAGCATCGCCAACCGGAACCCACGAGTCTGAGATTCGCGTCACCAGCCTGCGCCGGGACGATGACTGCACAAAGCACGGACGGGCGAACTTCTGCCACCCGTCACCCGACCACACAATCGCAAAATCCGACTCGGCATCGAGGTCCCGCCACCACCGCATAGCGGCCCTGATCCGCCACGGCTGCAGCGGGTCAACGCTGACAACCATCGTCTCAGGAGAGTCAGCTGTGATCGTCGCCGTACCGTCATCACGACGCCAGCACGTCAAATACGACTCGCCGAAGTCCAGCCCATACTTGACCCACTGCTTACACACGGAATCCATGCGGTTATCCCGCCAAATGCGCCGGGCACGTAACGCCAAATCACTATCGGCGGAACCACCAACCGTGATGCCATTCGGGATGATTCGGTCAGCAACAGAGTCACGCACCATCAGACCCCAGTTGGTGCGCGCCTCACGCTGAAACGAACGCCACGCCGCAGATGTGTTCCTCGTCAACTCGGGCAGCGGAGCATCCCCATTGGAGTAACGCGCCAACAAACGCACCCGCGACATTCCGTCGTCGATACGCTTCGTCAATACCGGGAGCCATTCCGCTGGCGTTGAAGCAGTCAACAGCTGACCCCCTCTCTGTCTCTATGTCGACTAGTAGATCCGTCTAGGCGCAAACACTTTCGGGCGCGGACGCGCACCATCACGACGCGCATCAACACACGCCTCCCACGACAACATCCCCGCCATCGCAGCATCAAACTTGTCGGCCAAACGGCCATCCTGCTTCTGCATAACCCACAGAGGCTGGCCCGTATCGTCCACCAGCTTCAGCTCACGCCGACCCGCATGACCCATATGCTCAACAAACTTCGGCCGCCACACATTGGCAGCCAGCGCCGCGTCACCAGTCGCCAATGCATCGGCATAACCCTGCGTCGCAGCAGCCACACGCCTCAAACTGCCGCCGCCGCCAACAGCCCACTCCACAACCCGATCCGGGAAACGGCCCGCCCACGCGGCGATCGTCGAATCCCAGCCCCACGGATCGCAGTACATGCGCCACACCTCAAACCGCGACATCATGTCCACAACGAGCGCTGTCACCTCATGCTCAGGGACTTCCCACTCTTCGACGTTCTCGGGCCGCTCCCAACAGCCCAACAACATCTGGCGTCCCGTCGCAATCTCAGTGACCACGACAGCCGTCGCATCTCTCCACCGCGACCCGTCAAACCCAGCGGTGACGAACGCTCCATCTGGGACCGTCTCATCACACTGCACCAGGCGTGTCATATCGAACGCCTGCGAGCCCGACTTACGCCACCGATTCAGATAGACCCGCTCCCAGTAAGCGCGGTCAATACCAGTACGGTCGTAGTCCTTCGCGATCCGCTCAAACTGACCAGGACCCCACTCCCCAATAGGACCGGTAGCATCCGCGACAGCAGCAACACGCTTCTCCACCGTCGACAAATCATCATGCTCATCGCCAGCCCAACGGCGGAAGAAGAACAGCGACGGGTCCTGCCGCTCGCCCCTGGCGATAGACTCCGCCTCGGCAAGCACATCCTCTTCAATGCTGCCCTGCCCCGGCTGCCCAGCCGTAGACGTGTACAACGTCCACGGGTCCTCCATCGGCCGCTTCGGCATGTTCTGCAACATCGTCTCGTGCGCATCACGATGCCTCGGCATAAACAACCGGTGCGGCTCATCGAAATGCTGAAACGTCGTCCGCGCGCCATCGCGAGACCCCGGAGCATTCGACACAGCAACAGCGAACCCATCCTCACCACCCGAAGGTGACAACCGGACGATCCGCTCCTTGCTGATATCAAACAGATCAGCATCGGGGCCGTTCTCCAGGATGTACTTCAGCACACCGAACGCAAGCTCTGACACCTGTTCCTCGGTGACCGCCATCATCGGAATCACCGGCGACCGCACCGGCCGCCCCACCGGATTGCCGGCAGAATCGAACCCGTCACACCGAACCGGCGCCTCCGGGTGCAGCTCCACACCGCAAATCCACGCCGCGAACTCGGTCTTGGCTACGCCCTTCCTGAGTTCGACACCAGCCCGTTCGAACCGCCGACGGCCAGCCAAACGGTGCCCACGCGGATACAGCTCGTACAGCCGATACACCAGCGCGCGCTTCTCATCATCGAGACGTGCGGCCTGCCCCGACAGTGAGCCAGGGCCGAACACCATCCGATCTTCAATGAAGTCACAAACCTGGGGACCTAACGTAGGAAACGTTAAATCCACAGGAGGGACTTGCAAGACAGCCATAAGGCCGTCAGGTCACAAGCTTCAAACGAGGATCGTCACCAGGCTCCGGTGGGCACACCGGCGCAGCCTCAGACTTCCGCCGCTTCGACCCCTTAGCCTTCGAATCCTCGGTGGCCTCAATCTGCCATTCCAGTCTGCGACGGGCCAGCGGATTCGTCCCGTAATCAGTGTCGGCCTTCTCCAACCGAACCTGAGCCTCCGCCCGCGCCTTCGCGTTATCGGCAGTCCAAAAATCGTTATAGAGCATCGCCACACGGAACAACCCGTTGATATCCGAGTCTGTGTACTCCGGGGCCATCGGCGACGCCCAAATGTCATTCCACCAGCGCACCGTCAACGGATGCCACGCAACACCATCCGGCAGGTCTGGCGCCACCACATCATGATCCGCAGACAACGTAGCCCGCGTCGCAGACTTATTGCGACGAGCACGCACAGAAGGATCTTTAGGTACAGGTGGCATGACTTCCTCCCATTTCGGGAATCAACAAGTGTGGCGAAAACCGCAGGTCAGACCCCATTTCGGGGAAACCGCGAAACCCCCGGGTTCCGTACAGACCAAAATCTGCA